GATTGGGTAGCTTTCTGTTGGCTATTTGGTAAAATGAATAACTTGCCAAATGGTTTTCCGAAGTATTGCCGAGATTTAAAGCAGATGTTTGACGAAAAGGTCAGCGTATATGAGGATAGGTTTATGAATGGCAATGAAGATTTTGAAACAAGGATGTCTTATGTTATGAACAAAGACAACTACCCCAAACAAATAAACGAACACAACGCCATAGCTGATGCACGGTGGAACAAAGAACTCCATGAGTTTATTCAATCATTATAAAACTTTTAAATTATGGAAGATACTTTAGTAACATTTGAAACGGCTAAATTAGCTAAAGAGAAGGGGTTTACTTTAGTATGTAGGATGCAATACACAGATTTTAATGGGGTAATAAAGTTACAAAATCATATAGATGTTGATGATAATATGTTTCCTTATGCATCAACACAATCATTACTTCAAAAATGGTTGAGAGAAGAACATAATATTCATGTATCAGCTTTTCCAGTATTTTCTAATAAGTATTTTCCAACTGTTAGAAAATTTTTTGAAGACAAAGAATATAAAACAATTTTAGGTGCACCTTATGAACCAGGTTATTCAGAAAAAACATATGAAGAAGCATTAGAAAAAGGATTACAAGAAGGATTAAAACTGATTAAAATATAAAAACAATGGGCAATAATTTAATAGCAATTTCTGGGAAAATCAACTCAGGTTGAATTATTTTTTGTATTTGTAAGATGAAAAGTACATTTATATACTGTTTAGTTGATCCAAGGGATAATCAAGTTAGATACATTGGAAAATCAAATAATCCTAAACAACGATTAAAAAACCATTGTAATCCAGCAAGATATAGACCTACTTATAAGTTTAATTGGATAAACCTTTTAAGAAAATTAAATTTAAAGCCAGAATTATTTATTGTTGATGAAGTAGATATTGATGAATGGAAATTTTGGGAACAATATTGGATAGAACAGTTTACTTCTTGGGGATTTAATTTAGTTAATTATTGCAAAGGAGGTGAAGGATTATCTTTTGGTAATCAAACAAGTTTTAAAAAAGGTAGTAAACCTTGGAATAAAAATATTATTAAAAAAAGAAATTGTATAGTGTGTAAAAAAATTTTTATTCCTGTTTGTAATACATCTAATCAAAAATCTTGTTCTTATAAATGTGCCGCTTCAATCAGAAAGAGTGATACACAATATAGTAAAAATCACACTCCTTGGAATAAAGGATTAAAAGGTAAAAAATTAAAACCAGATAAAAATGTTTATCAATTTAATAAAGAAAAAACTATTATGATTAAAAAATGGAACACTGCTAAAGAAGCAGGAGAAGCTCTTTCTATAAATATAGCTGGAATAGGGCAGTGTGCAAGAGGTAATTCAAAATCTTGTGGGGGTTATTATTGGAGTTATAAAAATATATTATTATGATTTTGGGTATATCAGGACGCATAAATAGTGGAAAAGACACTGTAGGTAAGATAATTCAGTATTTAACAACAGTAGATAATCCTACATTTGAAGAATTTAAGAGAAGGCATTTAGATTCTAATCAACACTTAGTTAATCCTAATTGGCAAATCAAAAAGTTCGCAGGTAAACTTAAAGATATAGTCTGTATTCTTTTAGGATGTACTAGAGAACAACTTGAAGATGAAGAATTTAAAAATAAAGAATTAGGAGAAGAGTGGTGGTATTACGGTTTTGATGGAGGAATTATGATTCCTTATTTAAATAATGGTTATAAAAAAGGAGAAGAACCTTTAAAGTACCTAATTAAACTTACTCCTAGAAAACTTCTTCAACTTTTAGGTACTGAATGTGGTAGAAACATTATTCATCCTAATATTTGGGTTAATGCTTTGTTTGCTGATTATGATACAACAAGTTCTTGTAAATTTTATCATACACGAACTAAATGTATGTGTTATAGGGAGTCAGATGACAGTACTTTATGTGAGTCAGATACTCCCAACTGGATTATTACAGATATGAGATTTCCTAATGAATTTCAAGCTGTAAAAAACAGAGGTGGAATTACTATTAGGGTTAATAGACCTAAGTATGCTTATGAATCAGATTTACCTGAAAAAAGTAGCCCTCTTCAACATGCTGAAAGAGGCAAAGAACTACACAATCATCCTTCTGAAACAGCTTTAGATAATGCTGAGTTTGACTTTGTTATAGACAATAACAAAGACATCGAACACTTAGTAAATGAAGTAAAAAGTGTTCTAGAAAAATTAAATCTTTTAAACCCTTAAACACATAAAAATGGCAAAATTAACAAAGGCAGAAATTAATGCTATTGTAGAAGAAATCTGCACTAGACTTAGAAAGAGGAATAGTGAAATACAAGATGAAAATCTTGGTATTTATAAAGAATCTGAAGAATGTGCAAACTTGCAAGAATCAGTACAAATGTACAATGATTATATAAATTTAGCTTTAAGTCATAGAGAAGCTATAGAAAAAATTATACAGCTTAATAACTATTTTTACAAAATGCCAAATAACTATTTTTACAAAATGCCAACTACATTAAATTTAGATAAAATAGTATTAGAAGCAGCTTCAGAAGCAGAAGGGCCACAGTATACAAAATCTGTACTTGTAAAGTCAAAAGACATAGAAAATAAAGTAGTATTAGCTAATCTGGAGACTAATGGTAAGTTTGATGTAAACAGTATAATCACTCAAATTATTAATGAAATTGATAATTAATTATGGAAGTAAATCAAAAATCTGTAAAGAAAAAGCTTAAACAAGCTAATAAAATCTATAACTATCTTTCTACTAATAAAATTAGGAGACAGGATGAAATTTATAGGAACCTAAAAATAGATAGCAGGTTTGTATCGTGGTTAGCTCAAAATAAAATAATCTATAAGCGTGGTGATCACTATGTTTGGAATAGTAAATTAAAACCTAATGCTAAAATGATAGAAACTTTTCAAATCTATTATTTAAAGCTTATAAGAAGCTATGATAAACCTCAGTCTTCTAAAAATAAAAAGGTAAGTAATACATCCTCTGTTAGAACATTTTCTATTTTATGGGGATTATTTAAATTTGAACTTAAGATGAAGTGAAACCTATAGTGAACGCATGGATTATTCCAGGATTAGAAGAAACCAGAGAAGACTATTTATTTAGGATAATCTGCAATCACTACAAAACATCTATAGAAGCTGTAAACAGTAGTTCTAGAAGGAGTGAAATAATTTTAGCAAAGCAGGCTATCTTATACTACTTAAATAAATATTTAAAGTACCATGAGAGAAGCCTAGCTAAAAAGTTTCACATAAATAGAACTACTGTTTTACATCATTTTAGAAGGTATCAAGGTGTTTTAGATTTAAATCAATTTAAAGCTAAAGACCTAGATGAAAAAATAAAAAACATTTGTGAATTATGATATATTTTATAGGAGCTACTCCTTTAATAGAAAGTAGTGTTTGTACGCCTTCATCAATAGATACCTTAGTTGAATGGTGTAAGCATAACAAAGTTAGAAGTATAGACACAGAAACTATAGGTACTTGTTGGGAAGGTTATATTTATACTTTTCAAATAGGTAATGCAGATACTCAGTTTGTAATTGATGCTACACATGTAGATATTTCCCAAATTAAGAACATTTTAGAGGACCCTGAAGCTATTAATATCTTACAAAATGGTAAGTACGATGATAAGTTCTTATTTGCTAAAGGAATTAAACTAGGCTATATCTATGATACTTTCTTAGCAGAATGCATATTGACTACAGGATTAGAAAATAGACAGCTTAGGCTAGACCATATTGTTACTAAGTATTGTGGAGATAAATATACATTAGACAAATCTATTAGAGGCAAAATTAACTGGGCTGGCTTAACAGATGAAGTAATTCAGTATGCTGCACATGATGTTATAGCTCTAGAGGAAGTAATGAATAAGCAGATAGAGGAGCTTAAAAAGTTAGATTTAATGTCTGTAGCAGAGCTAGAATTTAAGTGTTCTAGGGTATTTGCAGAAATGGAATACAGAGGAATGCTTCTAGATGTAAATAAGTGGATTACACAGGCTAATAGAAGAGAACAGGAAGCTTACAAGTATAAAGATGTCTTAGACAATTATGTTAAAGAAGAATGGTCTAATAATGGTAAATTTGATAGGTTTATAGACAAACAGCTAAAACTGTTTGATGAAAACTTTGAAACTACTATAAACTGGTCCTCTTCTGCCCAAGTATTAAGTATTTTAAAAGAAGCTGGTCTTAGAACTGATTCTGTTAATGAAAAAATCATAGAAAAGTATAAGGCTAAGATACCTTTAGTAGGTTTATACCTTGATTTTAAGGAAAATCAAACAGCTATTAGCAAGTTTGGTAAAGATTACTTAAAATGGGTTAATCCTAAGACAAGAGCTGTACATACTTCTTATTGGCAAATACTAGCTACTGGTAGAGTCTCTTCAGGTATGAAAGATGAAGCCCCTAATATGCAGCAATTGCCAGCTTCTAATGAAGTTAGAAATTGTTTTGTAGCTAGGCCAGGATATTCTTTTGTAGACTGTGACTACTCTGCTATGGAATTAGTGATAGCAGGATATGTGAGTAAAGAGGATTCTTGGATGGAAGCTTTTAATAATGGCTATGACTTACACTCTGTAGTAGCAGAAGCTGTTTACAAAGATAAATGGAAAGAAGCTACAGAAGAAGGCTGCATATATCAAGAATGTAAGCAGAAGTGTGAATGTAAAGGTCATAAAGGTATGAGGACTAAAATCAAAACACTCAACTACTTAGCATTATATGGTGGTGGTCCCCAAAAGCTTAGTGATTCCATTAACATCCCTCTGTCAGAAGCTAAAGGTATCATATCTAGTTACTTCAAAGGATTGCCTAAGCTTACAGGTTTTCTTAACATGTTAAAGGTATATGGAAGAGAAAATCTAATGATAAGAACTAAGCCTCCATACAGGAGAATAAGGTTCTTTGAAAATCCTTATGATGACCCTGCAACTAATGCTAAAATTGAAAGGCAAAGTGGAAACACTTATATCCAAGGTACAGGAGCTAATATAACAAAGCTTTCCATGATTAAAATGGATGAAATGAGACAAAAGCTTGGATTAGATGTACACTTTGTTATGCAATTGCATGATGCAGTAGTCTGTGAAGTTAAGGATGAGCAAGCACAACAATGGCTGGAAATTCAAAAACAATGTATGATAGAAGCCTTTGAAGAAGTGATAGGATTTCCTATTGGAGTAGATGGCTATGTAGAAAAATTCTGGAAAAAATAAATTATGGAAATTAATGCAAAAAGAGATGAAATACAAAAACTAGCAGTTCAGGGTTTTAAAGAATGTGGAGAAGGAATTCTGCATATAGCTATGGGAGTAGGTAAAACTAAAATTGGTATTGATATATCTAAAGAGTATCAAAAAGTTTTAGTTGTAGCCCCTTATGTAGCTTTACTAGAATCTTGGAAAGAAGAATTTAAGAAGTGGAAAGTCTCAGATAGCAATGTGACTTATACTACAACAGCTTCTCTCAAGAAATATAAGGATTTAGAATTTGATTTAGTTGTACTAGATGAGATTCATTTATTCTCCTTTAATCAATTAGAGAAGATACCTAAAGGTAAAAGACTAGGGTTATCAGGTACTATTAGCTTAGATACTGCTAAATTTATTAAAGAGACTATAGGTCTATCAGTTATTTTTAACTATAGTCTAGAAGCTGCTATTAGAGATAATGTAATTGCAGATTACAGAATTAAAATAGTAGATGTTTTCTTAGATGATACTGAGAAATACATACAAGCTGGTACTAAGAAAAAGCCCTTTTTAACTACAGAGAAAAAGCAGTATGACTACCTTACTTCTATTTTTAATAAGCTCAAATTTGCTGAATGGAATAGTGTAGGTGAAGAAGCTAAAAAATTAAAACTTGCTAAAATGCAAATAGCTTCTAAAAGGTCTAAGCTTATATATTCTTGTAAGAGTAAGCTTAAAGCTGCTAAAGAAGTTATTGAGAAGTTTAATGATGATAGAATTCTTATCTTTAGTACACTAACAGAATCTGCTAATTACTTATGTGAATTTACTCATCATTCTAAGTCTAAAGTATCTTATTTAGACAGTTTTTCTGAAGGAGAAATAGATAAGCTTGCTGTAGTAAATATGGCTAATGTAGGTCTTAACATTAAACCTCTGCATAAAGCTGTAGTTCATCAGTTTCAAAGCTCTCCAGAAACTGCTAAACAAAGAATAGGCAGACTTCTTAGATTAGAATATAATAACCCTGGAAAAGTAGGAGAAGTATGGATTATTAGGGCTATGAATACTGTTGATGAACAATGGGTAAAAAGTGCTTTGGTAGATGTACCTTCTTCTAAGATACAGTATATTCACTACAATAATTTAAAACATTATGGTAATAACCAAGCTTCAGCAGAAAACTGAAGTTTTAACTGACAAAGAAGTTTTATTCTTTTATAAAATAGCCGAGCTTGAGCTTAACAAAGAAGCCTTAAATAAACCTGAGAAGTATGTAGAAGTTATAAATAAACTTGCACATCCTAAAACAACCAGTGTTAGCCAAGTCTTAGGAGTAATACCTAAGTTCATAGTCCAGCTTGAAAAAGAAGACTTCTATTTAACTTATAAACATTTAGGATTGATATGAAAGATGCGATTGGATTTGGAATTTTTGTTATGATAATTATGGTAATTTATATCATACTTACCATACATTCTGTTCAAATTATAGATACAGGAGAAGAAATAAAAATTGTATGGGTACAGGAGTATGTAGATTCTGATTTAAAGCCTTATACAGTTATAAAAAGCATAGTTATATGGAAGAAAAAGAAGTAGTAGAACTACTAAATAGTCTTCAACAGCAAAGTTTAATTAAAATACTAAACTGGCAAAACAAAGAGCTTATACTTTTACCTAAGCTTGTTAGTAAACTATCTAATCCTATTGCAGAATGGATAGATGACTACAGAGCTTTATTTAAAGGTAAAAAGCCTGGTGCTATGGGTAGTAAAGAAGCTTGCATTAAGAAGATGGAAGAACTATTCATTAGAAGACCTGACTTAACTAAAGAAAAAGTAATGGCTGCTACACAAAATTATATAAATGCTGAGTCTTTGAATAGATGGAAATATATGATGCAAGCAGACTACTTTATCTCCAAAAATCAAGGTCACACTAAAGATGGTAAAATTTCCAAATTAGAGGCTTTTTGTGATGATTTAGAAGATACCTTAGATACTAACAATAATTCTTTTATGCATGATATTTAATAGAGCTTTAGCCAAGATTAAAGACAACATGCATAATGAAATTAACTGTATACCTTGGGGATTAGAAAGATTTGAGAATGTTGTACCTGGTATTATGCAGAAAAAATATTATTTGGTAACTGCAAATTCAGGTGTAGGCAAAACTCAGTTTACAGATTCTTACTTTATGTATAGACCAGTAGACTTTATACTTAATACTGAAACAGATATTAAGTTAAAAGTTTTCTACTATTCTCTAGAAATAGATAAAGAATCTAAAATTATACAGGGTATTGCTAAAAAGATTTATACGGATAAAGGTCTTGTTATACCCCATAACAAAATACTATCTATGAATAAACACAGAATATCTGAAGAGGAGTTTAAAATTATATCTGAAACTAAAGATTACTTTGAAAAACTCGAAGATTATGTGTATATTTATGATGATATAATTAATCCGTATGGTATTTTTAAACAGTTAGTTGACTATGCAAAAAGTCATGGTACTATACACACTAAAAAAATCACTAAAAAAGTTAAGAATGAGGTTACTGGCGTAATTGAAGAAGAAGAAATAGAGATTTTTGATTACTATGAGCCTTTTAATCCTAAAGAATATGTAATTATTATAGTAGACCACGCAGCACTACTAAATCCAGAGAAAGGTCTAAGCACTAAGCTCACCATAGAAAAACACAGTAATAATATGGTTAAGCTTAGAAATATGTTTGGATATATTCCTGTATTAGTACAACAGCAAGCTGCTGCTATGGAAGAACTAGATACTTATAAGGGTCAAACTTTAGAATCAAAACTAATACCTAGTTTATATGGCCTAGGAGAGACTAAATTAACAGGTAGGGATTGTGATATAGCATTAGGTGTTTTTAGTCCAGCTAGGTATGAATTAGACTCTTTTAGAGGATATAACATTTCTCTCTTACAGGACAACTTTCGTTCTTTGCATGTATTAAAATATCGTAGTGGTTCCCCTAATGGTGTAGTAGGTTTATATTTCAATGGCGCAGTTAATTATTTTGATGAGTTGCCAAAGCCTAAAACTCCTGAACTACAAGAGATATACAACTACATAAAAAGTAATAAACAAAATCAATAATAATTTATGAGTACACTAGTAGGCATTGTAGGCCAAAGTGGAAGTGGTAAATCTACTTCTATTGAAACACTAAACCCTAAAGAAACAGTAATTATTAATGTTTCTAACAAACCATTACCTTTTAGAGGTTGGAAATCTAATTACGTAGCTAAGAAGCTATCTGAAGGAGGTAATTATGCAGTAACAGACTCTGCTGCTACTATTATTACTGCTTTAGAATATATTAGTAAATCTAGACCTGAGATTAAGCATATTGTGATTGACGATTCTCAATATCTTATGTCTTTTGAGTTTATGGCTAAAGCTAAAGAAAAAGGCTATGATAAATTTACAAACATTGCAAAGAATACTTTTGATGTTCTAAATGTAGCTAGAAATCTTAGAGACGACTTAATTGTTTTTAGTCTTTACCATGAAGAAGAAGTATCTGATAACTTTGCTAAAAGACGGAAAATCAAGACAATAGGCAAACTTTTGGATGATAAGATTACTCTGGAAGGTCTATTTACTATTGTTCTTTTTACAGAAGTAGTAACAGGAGAAGACAACAATACTAATTACTACTTCTCTACACAAACTGATGGCTCTTCTACAGCTAAAAGTCCTAAAGGAATGTTTGAAGAAAAACTTATTCCTAATGATTTGAAAGTTGTAGCAGAATCCATTAACTCTTATTACCAATAACCCCCTTTTATTAACATTTAAACATTTAACAAATGTCTGACAAAACACAAGTTCCAGTATCTACCCGTGAATTGAAAATCTGGTATGCCATTGATGGCAAATCTGCTGATGAGATTGCAGAAATTATTTCTGAAAAGCATGGAGTAGCATGTGCTGGAGATGATGTAGTAGCACTACTCAAAGAAAGAAAAGTTCAAACTAGAGCTATTAGACGCTCTGAAAAGTCTTTTGTTTTTGTAAATCCTGATGAGCAAGCTGCTGAAGAAGCTAATCACACTAGTGATGAGCAAGCTGTAGAAGAGACTTCTTTCGTAAACTCTGCTGAAAACTCAATCTAATTTAGTAACCTCATAATCTATATTAATATATGTTTAACTTAAATGATGCATCTTTTGATGCAAAAACTGTAGCTATCTTTAACAACGGTGAAGCTGGTCTTGTTAGAAATGTAAAACTTTCTAAGATTGAACCTAAAACTGATGCTAATAGTAATGGTCCTGATTATAAGATTTTCTTCCAAGATGAAGCAGGAAATGAAATGAACATGGGCTTATGGTATCTTGACCAATCTAAAGATACCTTTGCTAAAGACCTTGAAAAGCAAGGTAAAACTCTTAAGCATTTAGTTCATTGTTTTTGCGGAGAGAACTTTAACATCCCAGCTTTTAACAGTACTAAAGAGCTGTTAGATGGATGCTTAAACTTAATCCAATCTAAAGCTGGTTCAATGATGGTAAGGTTGTACTGTACTTATGGTACTACTCAGTATCCTAAGAAGTACCTCCAAGTAAGAGGTTATGTTCCTTTTATTGAGTCTGAATCTGTTCCTGTAGCAGAAACTAGACTAAAGCCTAGTAACATTGACCAACTTACTAGAATTGAAGAAGATGCACCTTCTGCTGGTTCTTACACAGCAGATAGTGATGTAATCTAAGCAAAGGTTTTGTAAATTAGGGGGCTTAAACGCCCCCTTTTTTATTATGATAAATCTTAATAAGCTTGACTACGACTTACTATCTTCAGAGCTGATATTAGAAAAAGTATCAGACTATCAAATATTTGCATATTACATACAAGGACTAGAACTAAATACATCATTTAATAGTCCTTTAAGGAATGATGATATTCCTTCTTTTAGTGTGTTTTATGCATCTAGATTGGGCAAGCTTTTGTTTAGAGATTTTGCAACTAAAGAAAAAGGTGATTGTTTTGTCTTTGTATCTAAGCTTTTTGGCTTAAACTACTATCAGAGTCTACAAAAAGTAGCTTTTGATTTTGGTTTAATAAAAGAAGGAACTAATGGTGATAGAGTAAAGAAAGAACTGCCAAAAGACAAAGAATACAAAAAATACTCTTCAACAGTACATCTAGGAATAAAAAGTATGGACTTTACACCTAAAGATTTAAGGTTTTGGTCTAGCTTTGGTATAAGCAAATCTACTTTAGAGAAATATAATGTAAGCAGTTGCTCACATATATTTATTAATGATTATATAATAAAAGTAGATAATAGCAAAAGTCCTGCTTATGCTTATCTAGAGTATAAAGATGAAAAGTATACCTACAAAATCTATCAACCTTTTGAAAAGAAAAGAAGATTTATATCCAATGTGGATAAATCTGTATGGCAAGGATGGAGACAAATGCCTGATACAGGAGAAGTCTTAATAATTACTAAGTCCTTGAAAGATGTGATGGCTATTACTGAAGTAAGTGGGATAAATTCTGTATCTTTACAAGCAGAAACCACTGAACCTAAGCCTCACATCATTAAGCAGTTAAAACAAAGATTTAGTAAAATATACTTGCTTTATGATAATGATTTTAACAAAGAAGTAAATAGAGGAAGAATATATGGAAAGGAAATAGCTTCTACTTTTAAAATCAAACAGATTGAAATACCTGATGAATATAAATCTAAAGACTTTTCTGATTTAGTTAAAAATCATGGAAAGCAAAAATCCCAACAAATTCTCATTAATCTTTTAAACCCTTAATCTTTAAAACTATGCGTAATATTCGTGTAATCTCTCCTCAATCTACCTCTGCTAGAACTTTTGAATCTGAAGCTACTAACTGGGGTGACCTTAAAGAAGAGTTATCTGGAACCTATTCAGGTATTTCAGATATGAAAGCTATTGTTAGAGAGACTAGAAATACTCTAGAATCTGATAATGCCTCTTTACCTGAAGGTAATTTTACTGTCATTCTTAGCATGAAGAAAATTGAATCTGGTAGTGGTAATCGCACTAGATACACTGATTCTCAAATCAGAGAAATTCGTACTAAGTTGATGAATCTTTTGGAAGATATTCTAGAAGATGTTAATGGTTCTATTCCAGATGAAAGTTTATCTGAAGAAGAGCTAGAAGATTTGGAAAATCTTCGTTCTGAAGGTTTGGCTTAATTTTCAGTACTCTTAAACCTAAAGAGGGTAGTCAATAGGCTACCCTCTTTTTTATTTTACATATTAAAAGCCTATGACAGAATTAGAATATGCTTTAGAAAATCCGAAACCTATTGGAGAATTTGTTGAAGAGCACTCTTTGTTTTCTATCAAACAAGAAACATTACAAGAAGATATAACTACAAAGCTTATTCCTTTAGTTTTTAACAAAGAAGCAGAAGAGTTTATTATATGGCAAGCTGGGACTATACACCCCTATAATAAAGAAAGAAATGATTTGCGTATTGTAAATGGTTTTTTAACAATTAATAGTCTTACAATAACTGATTGTTACATTTTACCTTTTGAAGTTGAAAAAGAGTTAAGATTTAATAGAGACCTAACAAATTTTAAGGAAGACCTCTTAAGTAGTTCTTCTCTTAAAAATGACTACAATAGACTAATAGAGATAGTAAGAGCTGCTGAAGAAATTTATGGAGAAGACAAAGTAGATTTAAAACTAGATAATGAGGAAAATATTAGTCTAATAGTACATTACCCTCAAATAGATATAGATGATGAAAATGGTAATACAGAAACTATTTTTGACTCCTATATATGCTACCCTTTTAGCTTGAATTATGAGGCTTTAAGATTAAGAAATAAAATAGAGATGTTTTCTTCTCATGGTACTTTTGAACAAGCTGGAGCTGGTTATATACATTCTCATGCTGCTACTAGAAGTCTTGAGAATTTCTTTTCTAAAAGAAACCTATGTCTAGGAGCTACAGATTTGCAGTGCTTAGTGGATGAGCTACATAGTACAAGTAACCTAAATGAAGTTGAAGCAGTAGCATTTGAATCTTTATTCTATCAAGTTGATGAACTTCTAGTTTGGGAATCTGAGAATGGAGGTCCTTATATTTATTTAAGAGATTTAGGTGAGGATCTTTCAAGGTATGTATTTTTATCGACAGATGATTACTTAGATGAAGATGACTTGACTAATTTTTTACAACAGGCTTTCAAAAATATAGATATGCTGGAAGAGCCTTATAATTTAGGAACTAATGCATTTATCTATCCTTCTGTAGGTATGCTTGTTGATGCAGGTGAATCCTTTTCTTCTTTTACCAATGTTATTAACTCCTATTATAATGAATATGAAAATGAGTATTTATTAAGTAGAGAGCTGGACAATGTTGCAAATTTAGCTCTCATAGATAGTTCACATAAACCCTACTTAACTTTTAGAAATAAACCTATAAATTACGGTATTGATTATGAAAACAAATTACTGGATACAACAGCAACCCTACCCCCAAGAGAATACGTTGAAACCTTATTCAAGCACTTATCAAAGTACTTACAAGACCTTGGTGAAAGAGAAAGGATTGAAAGTACATCTCTCCCAAGAGATATTAGCGAAAATTTGGTATTTATGTAAAAGTATCAATGACGTAGAATGGTCAGGTATAATCTTTTGTAAAACTGAAGGACATCCTATAAATCTTGATACTTTTAAGTTAGAGCCTATAGATATTCTTCCTATGCATAAGGGAGAGCCTTCATATACAGAGTTTGAGGTAGATGAATCTATTATTGATGCTTATGATAATAACCCTGTATTAGAAGATTGTAAAATGGGTATTATCCACTCTCATGTAGATATGAATGTATTCTTTAGTGGTACAGATACTTCTACTTTGCATAAGTACGCTGCTATGTCTAATTTCTGTATTTCCATCATTGTTAATAATGCTGGAGATGTTACAGGTAAAGTCGCTTATTTGGTAAAAAACAAAACCAAATCTTATCTTTCTGAGTATATGAATGAAGATGGTAATTGGATTAGTTCTAAAGAAGAAGAAAATGAGGTAGAAAATAGTGTAATTGTAGAAGTACCTCTTACTTTTTCCTTTGACTTAGATAACCTATTTAATAATAGAGTAGATACCATTATTAAAAAAGCTCAGGAAGAAAAGAAAGTTGTTGGATTTGGAAAAACAAAAACTGTTACACAAAGTTCATCATATAGTAATCCTTATAACTACTTCAATAATCAAGTACCTGCTAACACTGAATATAAATACAGTAGATACGAATTACTTAATTTCATTTGTAAGCTTTTAGAAAATAATACTAACAGCCTTAATAGTGGTGTTTTAGTAGCCTTGGATAAGTTTTATAAAGAAGTTTTAGGTAAAGGTCTATGTAAAGCAGATGATATGGTAGATTGGTTTATTAACTCTATTGCCAGCAACCATGGAGGAAAATTCTTCCCTAGTACAGTTTCTCAAACTCAAGAAGCTGATTTTATAGGTCAGGCTTTAGATATTTTAGTAGAAGTAAGTTCAAATGATGCTATAGCAAAAGCAGATAAAGAAGATGTGCTGTCAGATTTATATGAAGCTTTAAACAGCATCTACTATGACGATGATGAAATTCTAGACGATGACTATGATTTCACACATGTGTACTAAATAAATAAATAAATATGCAAAATTCTTATAACTCCCGTTTTAAGGATGCTGCATGGTTACCTACTGCCCAGTCCCTTGATGTAACTATCGGAGGGGCTGGGGGTATAGGTTCCATTGTAGCATTTCTTATGTCCAGAATAGGACCTAGGTCTATAACTTTATATGACAACGATACAGTAAACAGGCATAATTTATCTAATCAGCTTTTTGGCAAAGAGGATATGGATAAGTCTAAAGTAGAAGCAGTAATGAACTTATGTAAAAACTACTCACGTTATTTCATTAAAGCAGTTCCAGACTTATTTACTTTGCAAACACCTTCTACTCCAGTGATGTTTAGTTGTTTTGATAATATGGAAGCTAGAGAACAAATGTTTGAAGTATTTAAACAAAACTGTGATAAACACCAAGAAGAAGGTACACCTCCAATATTTATAGATGGTAGACTAACAGCAGAGCAGTTTTTCATATATGCAGTTACTCCAAATAGAATAGAGGATTATGAAAAAACTCTATTTCCTAGTAGTGAAGCTGCAAACTTGCCTTGTGGTTTTAAAGGTACTACCCACAATAGCTTTATGATTGGCTCTAAGATGGTAGCTTTGTTTACAAACCATTGCTTTAATATAGCTGTAGGAGAACATATTAGGGATGTTCCTTTTAGTGTAGAAAATGAAATCTTTAACATGCTAGAAACTGTAACATTATGATTAACATTGTACAAACTAGGAATATATATCCTCCTACTTATAAAATCAATACTGATAGGAGTAAAGTTATTTATGGTAAAAAAATTCTAGACAGAAATCTTTTGCAAAGAAGAGTATTTCTAAATCATAGTGAATATAATAGTTTGCCTTCTTTAGTTATAACTCCTACTTTTTATCAAATTGGAATAAGTATAAGTATTAATGGGGGAGAACAATATACAGGAATAGCATTCTTGAAGAACCTTACAACTCTTCTTAAAGAAAACTTAAATGTCTTACTAACTCCTGACTTAGAGTTTAATAACAATTGTAAAGTACGTACTTATACTTCTACTCATCAGGTTAGGTTAGAAACCTTAGCTAATCCTTTTGATATTGTTAACAATGGTATCTGTTATGTACATGGGAGTTTACTTTACTTAGATTCATTATTAGCAGTTCCTTTAGCTGCTCTTACTATAGATAAATCTTATATGCAACTTCCTTTTATTTATTTCTTAGTAAGAGAAATATTAGGAGAGGAAAAAATGCAAGAATTAGGTCTAGGTCTAGATGAGTTTTTAAGTATTCCAGGTCTTTTTAAATTAGAAGTATCTAACCCTCCTCTTTTAGATGAAGATTTTTTGTTAAGTAGCCAGCTAATAAAAAGCTTATGGAAAATGATAAAACATGCTCAAAAGATTGGTTTAGAAATTAAAGGCAGAGATGATATGAAAAAAGAAGACTATGTTTCAACCATACAAAATGATATTACATTTGATGAGTTTGTTGAATATGTAAAATCTAAAGTAGAAGAGGAGGAAGTAAATGCATAAATTCTTTATACCAGGTAATGTACCTTCTCTTAAAAATTCTAAGGTAAAAACCTCAAGAGGGATTTTTCCTTCTAAAACAGTTGTAAGCTACTTAAAAGACCTGGGTATCAAAAGATACTCAGTAAGAGATAAAGTAGTAGAAGAATATGTTAGAAGGGAAAATCTCTTTAAAAAGTACTTAGCTACTTTCCCTACTGAATTAGAGTATCCTATACACATGGGATTTCATTTTATTAGGAAGTCTAAAAGAGATTTTGACTTCAATAATGCTACACAAATAATTCAGGACTTGTTAGTAGCACACAACTATATAGAAGATGATTCTATGAGGTTTTTACTCCCTTATCCCCTACAAATTGAAGGTTTGTACTATTCCATAAATCCTAAGAACCCAGGAGTAATTTTAAAAGTTGATTATGACAGAAGATAAAGTGATACCCCCATGCCCTGACCTTAGTAAAAAGGTGAAACACGTTTTAAATGATAAGACTATCATTTATTTTAGTAGAAAGCTCTCACTAAAAGAGATAAAAGAAAGAATCAAGCTGTATGAAAAGAATGCAGAAAAAGTAACTAACTCAGTAACAGTATATAAAAATGACTAATATTATTTCAGATAAATTATCCCATTTAAGCTTTAGTAAACTGGCTTTATTGGATAGAAGTCCTAAGGATTTTTATAAAAGATACATAGAGCAAGAAGAAGTTATTTCAGATAAACATGCTGTTAACTTAGGTTCTCTAGTAGACTGCTTACTTACTGAACCTGATAATCTTTACAGTATTTTTAAAGTAGTTAGTCATAATGAGCCTACAAATCTAATGAAAGATTATACTGATTTATTTATAAGTTACTATAAAAATCTTATGGCTGACACAGATAGTGAGTTAAGTGATAGTGAGAAGCAGCTTGCTGCCCATGAAAGTGCTTATACTCATGGTACATTTAAAATTAGCTCAGATAAAGTTATAGAAAGGTTTAACAAAGAGGCTAAAGATTATGCAATGGATATAGTAACTGCTGGAGATAAGATAATTGTAACGACTGAAGATTTCTTTAAAGCCAGTGCTTGTTCTACTGCTCTTTTAAATAACAAGTTTACTAAAGACTTTCTAAGCCAATACATTGTAGGAAACAAAGAAAAAATCTATCAACTAGAGGATACTTTTGAAATACTAGACAACGGATTTCCTCTTACTTTTAAAGTTAAACTTGACTTAGTTATCATAGACCATGATAATAAAATTATTCAGCCGTTAGATATTAAGACTACAAGCAGTAGCCCTTATGCTTTTACTAAGTCTATGTATTCTTACAGGTATGATATTCAAGGAGCTTTATATTCCCACTACATTAATCATGTCTTTAAAGCTAGAAAAGGTCTAGAAGACTATAAAGTTTTTGACTTTAAATATATTGTAGTAAATGTAGACTATCCAAAAAATCCTCTAATATGGAAGCTTAGTTATAATGATAACAGAGCTGCCTTTGCAGGCAAACTAGCAGGCTACAATAGAGCAGGTATTTGGGAGCTTATTAATGACTTACACTGGCATTTAGAAAATGATTTGTGGGATTACTCAAGAGAGATTTATGAGAATAATGGTGTGATAGAAACTAGAATGCATAATGAGCCAGAAAGAACAGAAGAATAAAGCTTCTTTTCTTGTTCTACCTATGCTAGGCTTTAACAAAGATTTCTTTGGTTGGTCTAATAATCTAGTAAATTGTTACATTAAAGACTTAAATTATCCAGAATTTGATAATCACATTGTACTTATGTATGAATACCCTGAGTTACTTAATGAAAGGGATATACAGAATATAGTAAAGCAGGAGGCTAATCTTAATGAGATAAATGAACATCTTGTTCATAGGTATGAACCTTCAGTAAATAAATCTGTGTTTATTTATGATGTACCTAAGCAGTATCAAAGTGACTATGACTGGTTTAGGTATGGTAAATACTCTAAAATGTCTCCTAAATTTAAAGAGCAGATACTAGATTTTCATCATGGTTCTAATATAAAAGGTATTATAGGAGTTCTTTCTAGAAATCAGGTAATGCTAAGAAATTTACATAAGAACTTAGGTTGTATGAGTGAAGTATGCAAGTGTAAACATAACACTTATCTATCTTGTAGTAAATTTCAAGACTATATATTTGACTTTGATAAGTCAGAGATATGGTCTATTCCTGGAGATGAAGAAATACTTTATACCACTATTGAACCTATTAAAAATACAAAGGTAGAGTGAGAAAAGAAACTGTAGAACAGTTAGGTGATTGGTATCAGAGGTTCCCTAAATTATGGGAATCCTCTGGTGTCAATCAGATTGTGAAAACCATTAGTGTAGAATATCAAAAGTATGTAATATACCCTGAGCCTAAACAAATATTTAGAGCTTTTGAATTATGTCAATACAATGATATTAAAGGAGTTATACTAGGTATGGACCCTTACAATAATGGTAGTGCTACAGGCTTGGCTTTTGGAGTTAAATCAGAACTCTATATAAATCCCAGCTTGGTAAAAATTAGAGAAGCTATAGAAAAAGAAATACATAATGGACTATGCTTAGATTTTGATTATTCACTAGAATATTTAGCTAATCAAGGTGTGCTTTTGTTAAATAGTTTCCTAACAGTGAGAAGAAGAAGTCCTGGAAGTCATAGAACTGTATGGTCAGACTTTACCAAGGGATTCTTAACTCAGTTATCTATAGTTAAACCAGATTTACTATGGTTTTTGTGGGGTAGAGATGCTCAAAGTTTTAAGCAATACATATACCCTACACCAAATATCTATGAAGCAGAGCATCCAGCTTATGCAGCTAGAAATAGTAGACCATGGATAACTAACAATCAATTTGAAAAAACTAAACACATAATTAATTGGTAATATGGAACATCTTATACATAAAATTATTGAGTTCCATGAGGCTTTTAACCAGCCTTATGCTAAGGATATAACTCCTGTATCAGCTAAAGAAGCTGTACTAAGGTATGACTTAATGGCAGAAGAGAACAAAGAATACTTACTAGCTGCCTTAGATAAAGACCTAGAGGGTATTGCTGATGCTTTAGGAGATAAACTTTATATACTCTTAGGGACTATTATTAAGCATGGAATGCAGCACATTATTGTAAATGTATTTAATGAAATACACAAAAGCAACATGTCCAAGCTAGGAGAAGATGGTAAGCCTGTGTTAAGACAAGATGGTAAGATTCTTAAAGGACCTAACTACAGCCCCCCTAATTTAAAACAATTTGTAGAATGAAGACTTTGATTTTATTACTTCTGCCTTTAAGTATCTATAGTCAGACTATAGATTCTGTATGGGCAGAAATTAACAAACAAAGAATTAAAAAGCCAGATATAGTAATGAGGCAAGCAATGCTTGAAACTATGTGGCTTAAATGTAAAGATTGTAGTCTTAGGTTTAATAACATCTTTGGTTTTAGACATAAGACTGCTATTAAAGAAGGAAATCCTCAAGGCTATCTAGAGTTTGAAACTTGGCAGGATTGTATTTACTATTACAAAAGCTGGCAAGAAGAAAAGTATGATTCAGGATGCTACTATGCTTTCTTAGAGGAAGTAGGCTATGCTGAATCACAGAAGTACTGTGAAACTTTAAAAGTGTTAAAGCGGAGATGGTGAGGTAAATAAACAGCAGTAGGTTTTTATCTACTGCTGTTTTACTTTTTACTAAATTCTTAGGTTTTGCATTACTTTAATTAATTCATCAGGACTCATAATAGTTTCTATTCTTCCAGAACCTAAAAGTTTTAGAAATTTAGCTACTATTTTATAATCTCCTTTCTCCCATACTCCAGTATCTCTTTGGTAAGTTTCTAAAGGATTAAATAATTGTTTTATTAGTCTAATAGTCTTTTCTATAACAGTTTGAGCTGCCATAGGATTAGAAAAGGTTTTATAGTTTGCAATAGGATTAATAAAACCAAATAACTCTTGATGCAGCCTAAGAGAGAATAGCAAAGGATAAGCCAGTAGTTTTTTATCTTCATCATCAGCTTCATCTGATAGTCTTGCTAAAATCATACTAATAATTCCTGTAACACTGATGAAAGCTAATTCAGCTCCTGCCCTACTAAGATTTCTTCTTTCTAAAGGTGTTAAGTTCTCACTTGAAGAAAAAGGAGATAACTGTATCAAGGTATCTTTAAGCTGTGAAGTTACTAGTCTAAAGAATGTATTATAGTAACCCTCAGTTGGTGCTCCTAATTCTTGGTCTAAACCATAGGTTTTAAACCTTTTCTTCATGCCCGATGGAAAAAATTTCCTGTACATCAACGCTAGTCTTCCCAGCCAATGTCTCTCTGCTGTAACTTTATCAAAGTTATTGTAAACTCCATGCATCCTTTTATTGATAGCATGTAAAGAGTTCTGAATGTCCATATCTACTAAGCCATTAGCTGTAGGAGTTCCTTCAAGAGAAACTCCTTCCTTTAATCTTATAGCTCCATCAGGCCCTAATTCATAAGCATCTATTAAAGATATTTCTTTAGTTATACCTCCTATTTTCTGCTTTACTTTATTTCTTTTAAGCATGGCTAACATAGCTTGCACTTGAATAGCATGCTCCCCTTGATTTTGTAAAAAGAACCATGTATCTGTAGACCATGCTTTCTTCATAGCAGACATACTAACTTTTCTACCATATCTGTCTGTATATTCTCCTTGCATAGGGTCATATAACTCAATCAATTGGCCTATGAAAGAAGTAGCAGTAGGTTGAGTAAAATCTTTTACATAGTTACCTATATTTCTAGCATAGTAAACCTTTGCCCATGCTACTTCTTTCTGATTAAAAAATTCATCAGAAGCAGCTTCTATCATTAACTGAGCATTAGCTTGTAGGGAGTTAGCAGCAGAACCTACAGGGTTACCTCCAATTTGAGTTTTAGAACCAAAACCCATCAAATTGGCAGCAAGTTTATTAAAGTCTACAACTTTACCTGCTATTGCAGTTTTAGATTCTAATTGTTGTACACCATATATTTGCATGTCCATAAATACCTCAAGAAGGGCTGCTATATTATTACCTCCATGCTTCTTAACATACTTATCCCAAGATGTGATACCTGCTTTCTTAGCTGCCTCACTAATAAATCTATTACCTAAAGCATCTGTTTTTAAAGGAGGATTCTGTTTAGTTGATTCTAAAGCTGCTGTACCTACTACAACACTTTCATTGGCTGCTTCAAATTTAAGAGAAGCCTGGTCAAACATAAGTACAGAAGATAGTAAGTCTAAAGAAACATCCTCTGCTGGCATGTTTTGTGTATATAAAACAGGAATAACTTTCTGTCCTTCTACTTTTTCTCCATAGATAAAAGCATCTTCTTCTGTGTACTTAACTAGGTTTCTCCAGCTATATTTAGCATAATTGATAGCTCCGTTTTCTACTAGTCTATCTATATCAGATTTAGCTACAGAAGGAAGTATATACCCTCTTTTAGCTCTATCAGGAACTCTCTGCTGAGACTTAAAGTAAGTAGCTATTAGAAGGTCATAAAACTCCTTTTTATTCTTACTAGACTGTATCTGCTTATACCTAGGGTCTGCATACTTTGCTCTGGAAGGTCTGGAAAAATCTCTTGAATAGTAAGTAACACCTTGTATTTCTACTTGGTTATTCTTTAACCAAAATTCAAATTGCTTTTCAGATATAACATTATCTTCTACTAGCTTTTTGTGTTCTTCAATAATAGTCTTTCTTCCCTTTTCTATAACCACTACTTCTCCTGTTTCAGGATTAGTAACTGTTCTATCTTCATAAGGTAGAGCTTCTGTATTTTCTTTGTACCAGCTTTGAATAAAAGCATTCTTCTGTGTAGGGTCAGTAATAGATTCAGCCTGTTTATACATATTATTTAAGGCTTCATTGTATGCAGACATATCTACTTCTTGTACAAAAGCCATTTTATCTACAAGCTCTTTCTTCCCATGGTCATATACTTTAGTTCTAGTGTAAAAAGGCTTATAAAAAGATGAAGGTACATTTCTATTCTCTGAAGTACTAGTAGCATACTTCTTAAATCCTTTAGATGCTTTATGAGCAGTTCTTATAGATATCTGTCTAGCATTTTCATAGGCAGCTTTTAAGGTCTTAGCAAACAAAGCTACAATAGGATTACTACTAGATATAGCTGGAGTAAGTAAAAAGTCTAAGAAAGGTACATCTCTATTAGAGCCATCTTCTAATGCTTTTAGTATAGTATTGTATGTAACACCATCTTCACCTATTTCTTTTTCTAGAGTTTCAAGTCTTCTTTTAGTAAGCTTATATGCTCTAGAATCAGGGTCTAGCTTTCCTAACTTCTTCTTTAAAGATGTTATCTCTTCTATGTGCTTAATGTTAGCTTTCTTAGATATTGACTCAGACAGTAGTTTAGCTACTTGAGGATTCATTTCCTCATTATATATACTTTCAATTCTACTAAAAGCTGCTACTATACTATTGGCTTTAGATAATGGAGTTCCTGGAGTTAAAGCTTCTTTACCTCCTATTTCCATATCTAAGAATGCTTGTATCTGGCTTACAATAGGCTTAAGCATATCTACTGTTTCTTTAGCCTTAACAAGCCTAGTAATCATTTCAGCTTTGTCTGCATTGTTACCTTCTTTAGCATCCCGTATAGTTTTCTCTAGCATTTTTAAGTCTCCAGGGAAATTCTTAGAGCCTCTAAGCTGGGCATATATAGTGTCAATAAATTGACTAATAGCTTTAGTCTTTTCTACAGTTTCTATACTTTCCTTGAGCTGTTGAGTAATGTATTTTTCAGCTCTACTGTTTTTAGGATTTCTTTCTAATAGTAGAAGCCTGTTCTCTAATACCTGTTTAATTTTATCTAGGAGCTTATCTGTTTGCTTAAATTTGCTAAAGTCTACATCCTCTTCAGTTACTTCATGTAACTCGTCTAAAAATTTCCTGTAAGCGTCTAAATAAAATATAGGTTCAGGAGCTAACTCAGTAACAGTATTTTCTGAAGTGCTAGTAATATGCATAGGTATAATACCTAATTCATTTTGGTCACTAAAACTGTAACCTTGAGACATTGCTAGTCCTTTGTAAATAGATAGCTGTCCAGAGTGTTTATCTTTTCTAGAAGCTTTTTTACCTCCTTTGAACCTCCTATCATATTGGTTTTCAAATTTTCCTGTGTTGTAAGGAGCAAACCTTTTAGTATCAGGGTCATAGTTAGTAGGGTTAACACTACTCTTTAAATCAAAAATACGAATACTACCATCAGGGTCTACAACTACAATATCTGCTGTACCTGCTACTCCTTTTTCTACATTGAAAAATTTAATCTGAGATAATACTACTGAGTTAGGAAAAGACTTTACAAAGTTATTTAGTGCTTCATAGGCAGTATTAAAAGCTTTATCACTAAGCATTAGGTCATTACCCTCACTAATAGCAAATTGCTTTAAATCTTGTAAAGTATCTCTTTCATTTTTTCCTAGAGTTATACTACTTAATATAAAGTCTATTTGGTTACCCCACTGTCTATTATCTTCATACAGAGTTTCATCACCATCAAAACCATAGAACTCTTTATCAGAATTTTCTAGATATGTAGTAGCTCTTTCTAAAGGTGTTCCTGTAGCAGTATGTACATAAGTTTCATCATCCTTACTACTTACTTCTGTTTGTTGTAAAAGCAAACTTTCTATAACCTCCTTCATCTTTTTAGGAGGTTTATTCCCTGTTCTACTTTCGTAGTTTTCTAGCTGGTTTTGATAATTCTGTATGTCACTAGGACTTAGTTGATTATATTCTGAACCAATTAAAGGATTTACCTTATCTAAAAATCCTTCTATTTCTTCTAAACTAGGTATCTCATAACCATTAGCTATAAACAGTTTATAAGCTGAAAATACTCCTAGTGATTCTTCAAGTAGTCTCCATTCAGGAGTGTTTTTATTAGGACATGCCATTAGTTACAATTATTAAGTAGTTCTAATACATCTGCATCATTTACATTTACAAATGTACTAAATAAAGTAGTAGCTCTATCTTCTGTAGATTCCATAGGAGCTTGCAGTTGATTATTTACAAACCCTCTAAATCCTTCTATATCTTTTTGAGAACCTAATATGTGAATTTGTTCTGGTTTTTCAACACCATATTGATTTAAAAATTCTCCTTGTTCAAACTGTTCTTCTGATAAACTTTGAATAAAATTTTTACTATAATTTTCTATAAATCCATCATCATTATTTACTTTATTAATATTATTATCAATAAAAGTAGAAGGATTTTTTAAATTAATTATTGCAGTTATTGTTCTTGAAAGACTTTTAAAACCAGGTGTATTTAATTTACCAAAATAAATATAATCTGCTCCACTTTGATAGAAAGATTTATCAAACTTATCAAATTTTGCATTTGTTCCATGATAAACAATATCTTTTACTTTACTATCTGGAAATATAGTATCTAAATATTGAGAGTATAGTTGTAGAGCTTGTTGTTTTTGTTGTGGGGTTATTTTAGATAACTCTAACTCAACTAAATTATTTGGTAATCCTGATTCTCCTTCTATTTTCTGTGCTTGGCTTAACTCTAAATTTATAGTTATAAAATCTGTTAATCTTTCTTTTTCCTTATTTCCTATTAATACCTTTCTAATTTGTTTAGAAGTAATTTCATGCTTATACTTTAAATATGCTTCTAATTTTTTAGCACCTGTATATTCTTCTTCATTTAAAGGATTTTGGTCAGGATTTTCTGCTAAAAAGTCTATAACATCTTTATATATTTCAATTTCTTTTTCTGTTAATCCAACAGTAGTTTCTAATTCAAATTTTAAATTACCTCTATTATTATATTCTTTTAAAGCTTCTTCAGCTTCTTCTTTTATAAAGAATATATCAGATTGGATATCTTCATCTATGTTTACTACAAAATAAGCAGTTCTAAACTGTTCAACATATTTTTTAAGTTTATTAACTTGCTCTTCTAACTGAGTAGCTTCTCCAATTTTAGTTTTAAAATCTTGAACTTTTAGTTCATTTATACCTTTAACAAACCCTAAAGCTTCATATACTTGGTTAGCTAATTCAGGATTAGAATCAAATAGTTCTTGTACTCCTGGTTTGATAGTACCTCTAGCTTTTGGTGTACTTCTGTAAGTCCTATTAGCCAATCTTCCTAGGTTAACAGGATTATCTACTACTAACATAGAAGCTAAATCTTCTAATGTAGTCTCAGGATTTAGTTCAGAAGGTATAATAGCTTTTTTAGAATCAGCTAACAAGGATTTAATATACTCAGATACTTTTCTAAGGAAAGTCTTAATAGCATTCCATAAACCTTTTTCTTGTTTAACACTTTCTAAATCAGCAGCATATTGGCCTATAAGGTCTACAATAGCTTCTTCTACTTGTTCTTCATAAGATAACTCTGGGTAATTCTTTTGTACTCTAGCTAAAGTCTTTTTACCTAGCTCAGAATTATTAACCTGTTTTGTTAAGTTTTTATAGAGCAGTGGATTTTGAAGTTTTACAATAGCTACAAAAGGGTGTGCAAATTCATGGAAAGGAGTATCTAGCCTAGCTTTATCAGGGTTTATTAAAACTCTACCATTTTTAAATTGTCCTAGTCCAGGAATAGAAGTGTCAAATTCCCAGTCTATGCCAAACTTAGCGGATAGCTTATCTAGTAATGAAGAAAGTTGCTCTCTGTTTATTGTTTGTTTTTCTGAGGATTTAGATTGAAAGGGGTTTTTGCCTCCTAAATTCTTAAGTATACTTTCAATTTTATCTTTATTCTCGTTAATATCAGATAGGAAGCTATTAAACATAGGCTTCATAAAGTTTTTATTATCAGAATTAGGAAGTTGGTCAAATAGTTTAAGTAAATACTCTTTAGTTATTTCAGGACTTGGTTCTTCTTTCTTTTCTACAGGAGTTTTTTCAGTAGGAGTAGCTTTAGTCTCAGGCTTAACTTCAGCTTTAGACACACTACTAAGTTGGTTAAGGAAATTCTGTAACTCTGGACTAAGTGTAGTAGCTTCAGCTTGTTGCTCCTCAGCAGTAGTAGTAGTTTGCTCTTCTTTCTCTTCCCTTATATAGTCTAAAGCCTCTACTCCTGCATTAATATCCTCTATAGTCCAGAAGAAAGGAGATATTTCTTTAGTTAGTATAGGATTAACAGCTTTGTAATAAGCAGCTACTCCATTCACATCAGTACCTTCATTAAACAAGTTACCATCCTTATTTAGAGTAACTGTATCACTAGCTTCTGGAAGACCATCTTTAATACTTACTTTAGACCTCTGCTTTTGTACAGCATATAGTCTATATATTCTTGATGTAGGTATTCCCTCTGGAGAGAACTCAACAATTTTAAAATATGCAGGATAGTTTAATTTACCATTAGAACCTTTACTTACAAGACCTGTACCCTTTATTGCTTGAGCGTTAATTCCCATCTTCATCTTATCATTGCTACTAAAAGCTCCAGAAGGTTTTACTTCTACCCCAGCATATAAGTCAAATCTAATAACACCATTTCTATCATCCTTAAATACAGGAGAGTTTTGTTTTATAATTTGTATAAGCTGCTCTTTAGTAATATTCCCTGCTTCCTTATCTTGTTTAAGCTCTTCTACAAAAGCTTTAAACTCTTCATCCTTTGAGTAATCTTTAAAGAGATTCTTACTGCTAGTAGTTCTAAGGTCATAGCCATTAGGCTGATATCTAGCATAAAGGTCTACAAATTCTTGGATAAGTTCTCCTTTAGATATTCCAAATACTCTTACAAAGGTTTTATTAGATAACCCTGCAAATAAGTCTTGTACTTCATCAAGAGAATTAGAAATATTAGTTAAGTAATGAGGAGCTATCTGTCTTATGAAGCTATCATTTTTAAATAGTCCTCCATCTTTCATTAATAGGTAATAGAAAGCTCTAGCTGCAAATAGTCTAGCTTTAGGATTTTCAGAAGTGTAAAGCTCTCTAAAAGAATCCATAAGCTTTTGTACATAGTCAGAATTATTTTTAGTTCTAGTATTAAGACTCATCTTGTACAGAGAGTGGCCATCTAATCTAGTAGCTTTATTCTTGAAAGGAATAACCTCAGGAAGCAATGCTCCAAGAAACTCATTACTTCCAACCTCATCTAAAGCAGATACCTCTGCATACAACTCATGTAAATACGATGGGTCAAATAACTTAGTAAGATTTAAACCTTTTACTTTATTAGCATACTGATGCTTATAAGCCCTCATAGATAGGAAAGACAGCAAAGATTTACGAATCTTTTTGGCTTTATCATCTATAGCCATAGTATTAGGTCTTAGAGAAGTTTTTAAAACTTCTACAATATCCTTTGCTGGTTTTGCTTCTAGTAAGAAGAACTTAGGAGATTCATGGTTAATAATAGCAGTCTGAGCTTTTAGATTAGTAGATAAGATTTTATCCTTCTTAACTAAGTCTAAAAGGTCAAGTGGATAGTCTCTAGCTGCATAGCCTTCTACATGCTCTATTGAATAGTCATTAAGATTTTGAGGGTTGCCATCCTTGCGTAGTACAACTCTAAGACCTAAGTTCTTAATAGACTCTTGAACATTATAATTCTCTGAAAATGTAGGTTTAGCTCCTTTAGCTAATCCTATAATGTCTGTAAAGTTCCTTAAGAAATCTGATACTTCTTTAAACAGCTTAATGGTTTGTAAAGCATTAACTTGTATAAAGTTATATTGGGCTTCAGTTAATGTAGAAGAGGTGGGGTCTTGAGCATATAGTAATGCTTGGATAAGGTTATCTTCAGTTAATGCTACTTCTTCAGTATCTTTTCCTTGGTATTCTCCTAGAGTTTTTGCTACTAACTTAAAAAAACCTTGTGAGTACTCTCCTTCTTTAATAGGAGAGCTATCAGCATTAATGAGATTTACAAGCTGTACAACAGCAGGTTGCATACCTGATAATACAACTTCATTAAACCCTTTACCTAATCCCATTTGAGTAAGGCTAGTACCTAAAAGCTGATAAGCCATGTTAAACTTAGAAGCTTTAGGGTCTTTACCATTATCTGTCATGGCATTAAGATTCTGTCCTATGAGGTTATTAACCCTAATACCTACATTATTTAGGATAGAATCATCTTTTTGATTCCTTGATAATTTAAATCCTTTTGCATACTCTTTAAATGTTTCAGCTACTTCTTTAGCCTCCATCCATTCAGCACTTAGGCTAACTCCAGCTTTAGCTAATCTCTGAAATATGAGGTTAAATACAGCTACAGGTCCAATATTCTTTGTACCTGTAGCATTATTAACACTAGCATTTGTTTTGTTTAATGGGTCATAGATACCAGTAACTTCTGTGTTATCTTTAACTCCAGCTTCTCTAAGTCTTTTTTCTAATTTATCAAATGCTTCTGTAGAAGTAACCTCATTGGAAATATCTTCATTAGTATCATTATAAATGAAAGCTCCTGCAACAGGTACAAGAAGGTTATTTATTTCTGTAATAGTTAAAGGATTTATAGCTGAGATATTTCCCTTCTCAAAGCTACTTCTGTTAGCAGAGATTACCTCACTGAACCTCTGGTTAAAAGCATCTTCTGAAGCTGAGTAACCTAGTTTATCTAATTGCTTAATAGATTCTTCAGTTCTTACAGTTCTAATAAAGTTTTTAGTGTTTTGTATCTTAGATTTATACTGATTTAAAACCCTTTGGATTTCCTTAAGATTTCCTCTAGCAACATTTTCTTCAAGCATTAGAGCTGTTAGCTCACTAAAGTCCTTGATACCTTTAAGACTAGTATCTAGGTTATCATCACTTGTTTCTGTTACATCAGCATCTTCAATATTACCTTCTTCAAAAGCTTCATCTATACTAGATAGAATCTCAGCAATTTGTTGTTTAGCTTCCTCTGCACTAGGCTTAAGTTTATTAAGTTCAGACTTTAAATTATTTAGTGCTTCTAAAGCTTCTTGATATTTTTTATTCTTTAGAAGTGCTTCTTTGGTATTTTCTTTTACATCATATAGTTGAGATTTCTCTCTTATATATTCTTCTCTAGCTTGCTTAATAGCTTCTTCTACATTATCAGCTTTTAAGTACTGACCAAACCAATGTATTTTATCATTACTATCTATAAAGTAATCTACTACCCTTACATACTCTGCATCAACGTCAAAGTCAGCACCAGAGAGTTTTAGAATTTCATAAGGCATAATAATTTCATTACCTGTTTCCATAGGTAAGAAATCTACTACCTTAAAGTAGCCCATTGAGTGTTTATCATCTGTAGGAATTCTAACACCATACATCTCTAAAATCTCAGGAGGAAGTTCATCTCCCTTCTTAAGATTTAAGTGTTCAGCAAACTGAGCAGAAATCTTAATTTCTGTGTAGTATTTACCATCAGCATCTTTCTTTCTATAAGCTAATCTTCTAGTTGTTACTTTACCTGCATACTTAGAAGGATTGCTTCTAAATTCTTTATCAGTAATAATTTTACCATCTAGCTCCATTACACCAGTACCATGGTCTGTTCTAAGAGTAAACTTATGCCCAGGAGCTTTATTCTTTAGCACATTTTTAGATACAAAGCTTAGGAACATTGACTCCAACTTATCAATGGTACTAGGCATATTTAAGTTGTACTTAGGTAAATCTTCAGCTCCTTCCATAGCAGATACCATCTCAATTAAATAGGAATCTGCACCTGTCTGCATTAAGCTTTCTTTAAAGAGCTTTAGAAGATATGTGTACCTAGGCTTATCATTAGAAGAAATAATCTTCTGCATCTCTTTAAAACCTTCTTCAGTTCTAAGAGATACAAGGTTTTCAAAAGCATCTTGCAAGTCACCTAAAGTAGTAGTTGTGCCAAATACAGATACTTTAGTTGTACTTTTCTGCTCTGAAAATAATAATGCCAAAGCCTGAATAGGGTCTATAATTTTAGACTTGAGGTTATCTGTTTTAACTTGCTCTTTAAAAGCTTCATCGTCTACATCAAATCCTTCAGAATCTACAATAAATCCTACTTCATTATTACCAGAGATTGAGCCTACATTAATCTTAGCTCCTTTCATTGAAGAGTCATAAGCTAGAATATCTGTACCAGTACTTTCTAAGTAATTTAAAGTATCATGGTTTAATCTCTCAGAAGGTATAGGTTTCCAAATAGCATGGATTTGCTTATATAACTCTTGCATTCTATTTACATCATTTACCCTTCTTGCATCAAAAAGTAAATCATATAGATAGTCTAGCTGCTCTCTATCTTCCTTTGTCTCTACATAAGAAGTCTGGCTTCTTAGTAAGGTAACAATAGAAGTTTTATCATAGAACCAACGGTTAGTACCTACAATTTTTCTAGGCATAACTAAGGCTCCTGCATCCTTTAGAGTTTTAATCTCTGAAGGAGTAAGCTTATAACCTTTTTCTAATCTGTTATAGATTTCATCAACAGCTTTAGTTTTCTTACCTAGTGAAGTCAAATACTTTCTTCTGTACCAACTTAATGTTCCTATGTTTTGTGCATCTGTAGTATCTTGTGAATCAAGGTCTTTTATATTAGCTGCATCAACACTATCTTTATCAAATCTATCTTTAGCTTCTACAGACCTAACTACAGCTACTTTAGTAGTACCTGTACCTAATGGAGGTCCAGCAGCAATTGTTTTAGACATTCTTTTGATAAAGTCTACCATATCCTTATAGCTCATCTTTAGGTTACCATGTATAAGGTTTCCAAAAGCCATTGAGCCTAGCATATCATTAAAGAAGTATTCTTTGAGCCTTGTTATATTAACTGTACCATCATTCTTTTCATAGAATTTAGGCAGCATTTTGTTTTTGTATACTGTTACTGTTTCTGCTTCTTCAGCAACAGCTTCTTCAGATTTTTCCTCTTCTTGAGTTTTTTTCTCATCACTAGTAGTCTCTTCTTTTCTAATAAGACTTCTAGCAGGAGAAGCAAGTGTTTCTAAGTATTGACCAAAAAGGTCTTGAGCATAAGACTGAATAAAAGGTTCTAACCTTTCTTTAGTCAAAGGCTTGCCCTCTCTAGCATCAGCTAATAACTGTTGATAAAGTTCAGGACTATATTTCTGTAGTGCAGCTTTATACAAGAAGAAATCATGGCCTTTACCTTTTGTATAGTCTTTAGTACCATCTTCTCTTAGTTTGTAGTGGTAACCTTCAATATCAAAAACAGGATTACCATTATTGTCTACACCATCATTTTCTAAAATAAACTTAATCTCTTGCTGTACATTAGCTAAATCCTCATACTCCTGTAGTATGTCTCTAAACAAAAACTCTACACCTAAAGTATTTAATTCCCCATCTCTGTTAACAAATTCATGTACAGGAAGATTAGTAGCTGTTTGAGTATTTTTATCAGAGTTTACTTGTGTAATAAAAGGTGCTAGAGTTCTTTCTTTAGCTCTATTATCTTTAGCCAAGCCTCTTGCTCCAGGAAGTCTAAATAGTTTTCTAAGTTTATTGCCTATACTTTCAGCAAACATACTTAGTTTAACTAAGTCTATGCCTCCTCCATCTAGCTCTGCATAGGATGAAGCATCACTATTTTTGTAAGTATCTTCTACAAATTCAGCTTCTCCATCTACTTCCACTTCAGATAATGAAGTAGTTCTAAGACCATCCATTAAGAATGTCTGTAGCTGCTTTAACACAGCTAAGGAGTAAGCTTCATTATCTTCTGTTATTAAAGTGCTAGTAGTGTTACCATCACTATTAACTTGATACTCTACACCATTTAGGTATGGGTTATGTTTAATAGCTTGATAAAACTTCTTAGCTATATAGTAAGGATAAGGAGTACCTTCATACTTAAACATCTCTTGAGCTATTAAAGCTCCTTCATCATCAGATACTTTATCTCTAATAGCTCTAAGTAATTCCTTAGCAGTTTCTGTTCTTTTGTTCCACTTCTTAGTCTCAGATATTAGATATGTTTTTTGAATGAAAGAATATATATCCTGACCTTTAGCATTTTGGAAAGTAGTAGTACCTACAGATTCATCAAATACAGCATTGTTTTCTGCAATAGCCTGCAATCTACCAATGGCCCCTCTATCTGTTTTAGTATCACTTTCATTTAGATTCTTTACAAATGGATTGTTTTGTGCAGCTATAGAAGAACTTAAACCTGTTAAATCATCTTTAGTTAAAGGCTTTACATCAGAAAATAAATACACTTCTTCTAGTAAACCTTCATAAAAATCTTTTTCATTAGGTGTTTCAGGTTTAGATATATACTGCTCAAGAGTGTTAACATGATTACTTAGGATGCTAAATCTTATATACCCTTCAGATAGATTTATACCTAAATCACTAAAAGCATTTTTAATAGATTGAATAGCATTACTTAGGTTTTCTTCACTTTCTATATTTTCAGAGTCGGTAAAAACACTTCTAATGTTTTTAATTAGCTCTAAGTTCTCTTCTCTATACTGCATATTATTTCTACCACTATTGATGAAAGCTTTAGCCCATTCATTAAACTGGGTTATATTAACATCTCTAGTGTTAGACTTAAATGTTTTAAAGTCCTTTTTAGCTTTATCATAAAGGACTACTAACTGCTCTGCTTTATCCAAAGCAAATGCAGAAGCAAAAGTAGAGAACAAAGCAGACTGCTGTAATACTTCAATATCTTTTTGTAACTCAGAGTCTCTAGAATCAAAATTCTCAAAGCCTAAGTCCTCTAATTGTAAGTTTATATTTGTAGTTAGGTGGTCATAGAAAGCAGCTACATTACTATTGGTTCTAGCTAAATTTTTAAGCTTAGAAAGCATATCTTTAGGGTGAGTACTTTGCAAACCTCTTTGTACAGCAGTATAGATAGTATAAGGGTTTGAAGCCATTTGGAATTTATCATTAGATAAATCTGCTAATTCTCCAAAACCAAATTCATCAATAGCTTGAGAAGAGAAAGCTATAAACTTTCTCATTTCTTTAGACAGTTGTACAAATCCTCCTACCTCTGCAATGTTTACATCAAAAGCTCTTTCAGGAGCATCATCAGCAAAGCTTTCTTCCTGAGCATTTTCTTCTACAGTATTAATATCAAATACTTGAAGCCTCATTTCTATTTCATCAGTGAGAAGTTTTTCATTCTCAGGAATACTTAAAGACTTAGAAATATTACGAATCTTACCTACAATTTGAACAGCTTTAGGCTTATTAGATTTTACCAAAGCATCTATCTCAGTTCTAAAATTTTCTACAGAATAGTAGTTACTAGACATATCCCTTATTAGGTCTAATATATCTCTTTTAGACAAAGAGCCTTTTTCAGACTTTAGCTGTAGAGCTTTGATAGCTAAAGTATTTATAATCCTTTCACTTTGGTCTTTATTAAGAAATCCTCTTTCAAGAGACTTAGTTTGATTATTGTAATAAGGTTCTCTTTTAAGTAAAGCAAACGCAGGTTTCCTAAAACTTTGGAGCTTGTTATAAGGCTTTGCTGTTCTAAATTTACCTGAATAAATATCTTGGAATAAAATGTCTAAGTCATTCTTATTAGACTTTACAAACCCTAATAGCTTCTTAATCTTATGATATAGTATTCCTAGAATACCTTTAGGCTTCTGCTCTTGTTCTAAAGCATACTTTTTAAAAGCTTCTGCCATTTGTTCTTCTAACCATAGTTTCTCTAACTCTAATCTAGTTAGGTCAGCAAACATCGAAGAAGAGTTTCTAAGGTCATTTAGGTCTTGTAATGTAGGATTACCATAGGCTTTTCTAGCTGCAAAATAGTAACTGTTTATTTGAGTAGGACTTAACAAAGTTCTAAATACTGCATGGAAAGCCTCATGGTACTCAGTTCCTACACCTGCTTTTTTAGATAGGTAAATTACATTGTTATAAAAAGCTCCCCATGTAATACCATTATTTCTTACATTATTTAGTAAGTTCCTAACATCATCCATAGAGAAAATCCCATTAGGATTCTCTGGAGTTCTCATGTTAAGCATTCTGGCTAAAGTTTGTTCAGCCTTTTTAATGTCTATCTTTTCTTTAGCTTCTGTTTGACTAATACTAAAAGGAGCTTCATCTCCTTCATCTTTAGACTTTAGTTCTGCAAGCCTTCTTTCTAACTCTATATGCTCAGGAGAATTTTCTACTAAAGTTCCTAAAGCTAATCCTTCATCTATCTGATTTTGTAAATTTCCAATAGTATCTTGAGGAATATTCTGTTGAGTAGGAGTACTTTCTAAAGGAGCTAGTTCTGCATTAGCTTTTGCTAATCTTTCTTCTGCAATAGCCTTGTATTTATTATATTGAGCATTTATAAATTCTTCAGCTTGTTCATAAGAATCAAAAAAAGTAACTTCTACTTCAGCTCTTTCAGTAAGGTTTCCATCTGCGTCAACTTCTGCTGGTTTATGAATTTTTGTAATTACGTCAACTCCCTCTTGTGTGGTATCTTTACGCTCGTCTTTAAAGTCTCTTACATCATAAATATTTCCAACATCGTGTTTTTGCCCAACATTAAATTTTGGATGATTAGCATTTGGATTTAATTTAGATTCTACATTATCTAATTGCCTTTGAGCTTTTTCTACATCATCTTTAGTATCTGTAGCTGTAGATTCTGGTTTTTCTCCACCTGGGACAGCTTCACCTGAACTTAATAATAACCTACCTTTAATTGCAGAACGTAGCTCTGCAATATCCTCATCTGTAAGGCCATGTTGCTGTTTCAATGCTTGAAGAAGCATATCTACTTGAGCTTTATCCTTTAGCTGCTCAATAGGTATTCCTTTAATTTTCTCTTTAAATGCTTGTTTAGCTTTATCTCTGTCAGACTTAGAAGTGTCTTGACCAGATTCTTCTTTTTCTACTTTTTTCTTATATGTTCTGCTTCTAGCATTTAAAGTAAGTTTAAATACAGGAGCAGAATGTAGTTTAATTTGAGAAAGGTTTTCTGCTGTATTTTCATCATTTACAGCATCAATCTTTTTTAGAATATTACCTATTTTAATAACCTTACCAGCAGTATCAAGTACTCCTTGGTTTTCAGGGTTTTTCTCATGGTAGTATTTTATTTGACCATTAATCTTTTCAATTAAAGTCTTTAAGCTTTTAATCTCTTCGTTAAAGAAATATAGCTTACCATCCTTTACAGATAACTTTAAGTTAATAAAAGCTTTAAAAGCTTTTTCCTTACTTCCAGGAGAGGAAAGCTGCAACTGTACTTTAACAGTATCATTATCTTCATAAGACACTACTGAAATCTCTGCTTCTGAAGAATTAGACTTAATGTAATTTCCATCTTTATCTTGAGCAGAAGTCTTTATAGATAAGAATAAGTTATTACCTGAAGAATCTTTAACAGTAACAGGTTTTATCTCTTCTCCTTCTTTTCTAGACTTTTTGTTAGTAACCTGCTCTTCTGCTGCTTTTAAAATACCATCTACTATTTCAGGAACACCATCTTCTTCTAGAGGAGCTGTTACTGAAGGAAATCCTAAAGAAGCCATTCCTACAGTACCTTTAGTACTGCCAGGATATAGAAGAGCAAATTGGCTGTTTACACCCTCTAAATTAGGATTAGCCTTTATACTATTTTCATATAAAGTTTGTATAGCTCTGTAAGCTTTATCTTCTTCATTTAGTAATCTCCAAGAGTTTCCTTCTTTTACATATATGTCTAAGCGGTCTGCTCTTCTACTAACTACAATAGTATCAGATTTAGATACTTCTTTACCTTTCTCTTTGTAAGAATAGGCTACACTTACTTCTTTCTTAGAATTATCTAAGTATTCTTCTAAAGAAGGTCTGTTCTCTAAAAGCTCATCTTTTAAACTATTATAGCCAAATCTAGATTTTACAAAGAATGTCTTCTTAATGAACTCTGGAGTTATTTCTTCACCCTTGGTTAACTTATCAAATAAGCTAACCATAGCATTGAAGTTCTCAGTAAATACTTCTCCTTGCTTAGTAAGGACAAGATTTCCATTCTCTATAGCAACAAAAGAAGGATTTAAAAGCTTTACATGGTTAAAATTATCTATACTGAACTTTGAACCATCAGGCATAGTAAACCTGTTAGGGTCAGCTAAACCTCCTATCCTTACCTTCTTACCTTTGTATGTTACATATACATAAGCTCCTTTACCTGTCTGTCCTGTAACACCTTTAGTAATTTGAATAGCAGGATTTCTATCACTAGAAAATTGCACACCACCTTCTGCATAGTCTTCTATAACTACAGTCATAGACTTAGCTATTTCAGCAGGAGTCATATTTCCTAAAGCTTCTTTACCTTCAGCATCTACAAAATCATCAGATATAAATACTTCAGATATGCTAGAAGAAGTAAACAGAATAGGAAGACTTTTTTCAGAAGTAGGAGAATTTTCTAAGTTTTTAATTAAAGCTTCTATATCACCAATAAATTTTTGCAGTTTTCCAGACTCTAAATACTCATTAAAAGCTGCTTGGTTTTCAGTACCAGTAAGACCAGCTCTACGCTTTAAAGCTTCTAACTTTTCTTTAGCATATTTTAACTTAGCTTTAGTCTTACCAATTTTTACATCTAAAGTATCTTCTTTAGTGTAACTAGGAGGCATGCCTTCATTAAACTCTTTAATCCATGCAGCTACAGCAGGATTTGCTTGTTCCTGCTCTTGACCTAAGTCAGGTAGTTCTTCTTCTTCCTCAGTAGGAGTTTCAGCAGTCATAGAACCATCAGGGTCACTAATAGAAGCTTTGTTAAGACGCTTGCCTATAGTATCATATAGTTTCTCTTGAACATTTCTAAGTTTATATTCTTGAGCTACCATAGGATTTACGCTAATACCAGCAGTAGTCATACCTAAATCAGAAGCTGCTTGCTCTTCTATAGCTGTAAACTTAGCAGCTTCATCTAAAAGCTCTTTAATACTATCATTAAAAGCTTCAGCTCCTTTCTTACTAGCTAGTCTATTAACTTCATTAACAAACATTTGCCTTCTAGCAGCAAGCTTTTCTAAGTCTTTTAATTTTTGCTCTATATCAAATTTATTATCAAAATAATACTTTTCTACTTCTTTCTTTAAGTTAATTACATTATCTACTTCTTCTTTAAAAGCATCAAAGTCCAAGTAAGATGCTTCTATATCTGCTTTTTTAGTATTAGCTTTTCTAGCTTCATATTCTCTTTCAACTAAAACATCTACCCTAGCTCTTTGTTTTTCTACTTTAGCAGTAGCTTCTTCTATAGCTTTTTCATTAGGGCTTTTCTTAAGTTGTTCTTTAGTAAGTTTAGCTTCAGCTTCTTGAAGGCTATTTAATTCTTCTTCATAGGTATTTAACCACCCTTTACTACCTTTTACTGCGTTATTAAAACGCATAGCATCCATTAGACTTCTTTCGTCTATATTTAAGTTTTCAGCTATTTCCTTAGCTAAAGATGCTTCTCTTTCATCTAAGTTGTCTACAGAAGACATACTATAGGCTAAAGCTCTTCTAATGTCCTCATTAAAAGCAGAACCTACTGTCTTAGCTTTATTTATATTTTTTCTTATAGACCTTGCTCTTGTAAGCAAGCTTTGTTTTACTTCATCTTTTCTACGAGAAATATCTTCGTCTGACATATTTTCATAGCCAAACATGCTCATAAAATCTTCATCACTAAGCTCTGAGGTATATTCCTCAATCATAGTTTCAACAGCTTGGTAATCTCCAAGTCTCATTCTAAACTCTACTTCAGAGAAGAAGGCTTCATGTTCAGCGTTTTTAGCACTAAACATATCTCCACTCTCTAGAGCTTCACTATATTCTTGATTAGCTTTATGTTGAGAAGCTACTTTTTCAACTAAGGCTTTTATTCTGTCTTTAGGATTAGAAGCATCAGCTTCTAAAATATATTCATCTCTAAGAGGGTCTAATTTATCTTTACCTAGAGATTCCCAAATACCTCCTTGCCATCCTAAACCTTTGCCTGTAGAAGAAGGTCCTACAAAACCTGCACCACCAATGATAGCACCAAGAATACCTTCTTTCCAACCTTCTTTAGAACCATAAGTTTCTGCAAGACCTTTAGCAAAAGATTCTGCTAAATCTACTTGTTCTTGTTTGTTCTCTACATCTAAGTATCCTGCTACATAGTCTAAAGCTGTAGCATTGATAGTACCTTGACCCATTTCTTCAAAGATGCCTTCTGCTACAGGTCTTTCTGCTACATTATATACTTTGTTAAAAGCTTTTCTATAGTTGCTTTGATAATCAGATTTTTTAATATACTCCTGTTTCTTAAGTTCTTCTATAGGAGTGTTAGTCCTTTTAGAAGCTCTAGCTAATTGTTTGTTAGATAGGTTTTCTGTCTTTGTTAAACCCTTAGCTACTTTATCTTTTTCTTGTTTTAATGCTCTACCTATTTTTCCTGGAAGTTTAGGACCAAATGTAGTAGGTAGTGTAATCATGTTACCTACACTAACTAAAGCTGAGTTAGCTGCAAATACACCATTAGCTACATTATAGATTTTATCCATAGCTTCAGCTAACTCAACTTCTGAAGGCTCTCTACCATTTTCTTTTATAAAGTCTTCAATAAATTGAGTTCTAGCTTCATCTGCATAGTGCCTAGCTTCTACACCAGCTTCATAGAATGTACCAGTACCTATCTTCCTTAAACCTCCTAATACCTCGTCTGCTGTATTTAAGTTGCCTAGTGTGTTTAATCTTCTAGTAGCATCTCCTACCTTAGAAGTTTTAGTGAAAGCTTTTAAAGCTCTAGTGGTTCTACCTAATGCGACAGGAGTAGCCATACCTGCTGTTAGCATTTCTGTAAGTACAGCACCAGCTACAAAAGACATACCTGATAATACATCATTAGCCCAAAAGTTAGCTGTAAACATTTCTCGTAATAGGCTATAATCTTCAACTTCCTTTCTTACATAGTTAGGAAGATACTCATCCATAGCAGCATTAGCATCATCTAAAGCTCTTTGGAATGCATTATCATAAACATTCTTAAAACTTCCTGTAGCTGCCCCATAGACTAATCCAGGAATCATAAGTAAACCTCCAGCTACATTAGTTGCTGTTTTTCCTAAAAACTTAATACTCCCATTAGCCCATTGGTCTGCTACAGATTGGTCTTCTGCAAACAGGTCTTCAATATCTGCACCTATATATGGAGTTTGTCCAGTTTTTTCTACATACTCTCTATACCTTTCAGCAGCTTCACCTGTTAACCTCTTAGGTTTAAAAGCAGGGTCTGCTGGAGATAATATAGGTTCTTCTCCTGTAGATTCAAAGAAGTCTTGTTCAGGGTAAGCTTCTTCAAATTCTTTAATTCTTTCATATTGTTTGAATTGTTCCTCCATTGGAGAAACATTAGGAGCATAAGTATTAAAGAAAGCATCATCATTAGTATTACCAGCATTAGGATTATCAATGTATTCCCATTCGCCAGTAGCTTCGTTAAATTCCCACATATATTATTACTTAGATAAAAGTAGAATACGAATTTAAACAAAATATGTTACTTAGCTATCAATAGTTAAACTCTACATGATAGTGAGGAACATTACCTTTTACTTCATGGTATAAGACTTCAGCACCATATTTAGCTTTCCAAGCTTTACCTTCAGGAGTTAATAACCAGTCCCAAAATTTTAAACCTTCGTCATCATCTCTAATATCTATAGCTTTACCAGCTACATGAGGAGGATTTTTAGGTGCAGAAGATGAATCATCTTCATATAAGGCATCTTGCTCTTCTTGAGTTCTATAGCCACTGGTAACAGTAATACCAAAAGGTATTTCTTCTGTAGGTGACTTTAAATAGTCAGTTATAGACTGCTGTACTTCAGCAGTTTTATATTTTACCTTCTGTCTCTTGCCTGAGGTCTCTGCTTTCCCACACTACTGGAGGAACCTCCTTGTCCTCCAGCTAATAAAGTTCCTAAATACCCTAGATAAGTTCTAGCATCATCAGCATTTTTAATATTTGTTGGGTCTAAGACTTTACCTTGAGCATTTCTAATACTACTTACCTCTATTACTTCACCATTAGGGGCAGTTACATTAACTTTAATAGTAGCTTGTGCAGTTCTAGTAAAGTTGTATATATATCCTCTAGTATCTCTAATAGGAACAGAAATGCTTTCTGTATTTGTAGGGTCTAATGTAAACATAGTATCATAGGCAATATCTAAAGTGCCTAATTCACTTTCATTAAACATTAGATTTGTTCTTAATAGATAAGATGCATCTCTTACTCTGGCATCATTATCTTTAGACATCTGTATAATAACTTCCCTAAAAGCAGGAGCTTCTGTATCTATTAAAGTTTCAAATGTAGCTGTCTTACCATCTTCATCTGTTACAACAATAAGATTTGTAGCTTGTCCACTAGAGTTAGCATTTATATAAGCAGCAGTTACTTTTGGATTATCTCCAAGTCCTCTATCTGCAAATATTTTTTCTAATGAGTTGTTTCTTTCATCCTTACCATCTCCACCAGCAGCCTTTTGCAGGTCTACTAATAAAAGATTAGGGTCGTCATTATATTTTTCTTTTAAGTTACTTAAAAAATTACCTACAGCTCCTTTTTTACCAGAGCTACCAATGTTTATTTCTCTAATTCCTATCCTCTCACGTTCAGATTCACTTTGAAGTTTTTCTACATTTTTCGTAAATTTAGATGTAAAACCTACAATATCTGCTAAAGGTTTAGTTAAGGTAAAGGTATTAGTACCTGTATAATTGTACTGCTCAGTTACAAATCTCCAAGCTCCTTCCTTGCTATCATATTTTAAAATCCCTAAGTCTTTTAATTGAGATAAACCTTCACTATTTTCTACTTGTAAGTTAGAGTATTTCTGATGTAGTAAGTTTCTAGTAGCAAAATCTCTATTCATTAGAGACCTTTTATCAAAACCAGTTTCTTTAGATACTAACTCTAAACCACTAAAAGACTTTTTAATAATTTCATCACTTAAACCAGACTGTTTACCAGCTTCTGTAAATATAGTTTCAAGCCGTTCTGCTTTTTCTGAAGCTTGCTTAAAGGTACTATAATTTGTAAGAATACTATTTACAACATCTAAATCCCCTGTTCCTATATTTGGATTTTGTTTTAAGTCTACTATAGTCTGAAGCATTTCAGTTTGTAGAGATTCTACTTCATCTCTATTAAAACCAAATTGGGTCTGTAACCTACCGCCTTCTTTAAAATAGTCATAAGGATTAGCCATCATTTCTACAAAAGTGTCGGGTAAATTGTAAGCTTGCTGTAATCTTGCAGCTAGTTCAGGATTACTATTTTTTACTTCTTCATACTTTTTAATTAACAATTCATCAGCTCTTTCTTCAAAACTTCCTGTAAAAGCTTCTCTAAGTAAAGGAGCATATTCTGGGTTTGTCATAGCGTTACCTACTGCTGTGGATACATAAGTAAGAAGGTTAGAATAAGACTCTTGTTCAATTTCTTGAGCTACAGTAAGGTTTTTAGAAATATCAACATCCTGAGTAGAAGCTCCAGTACTTACCATCTCTAAAGAGTAGTTATCATCTTCATCACTTCCAGTACCTCTACTTCCACCTCCAGGTACATTAGTAGCTTTTCCAGGAATATCTTCTTCATTTCTATAGAAGCCTTTAGATGCTACACCTGTAACCAGATTTTTAATATCTTCAAAAGAGTTTAAACCTAAAAATTCTTTTATATAACGATACTGGTCTTTATCTCCTTGTAGTACTCTATTAGTATATTCATCAATTGCTTCTTGAGTAAAAGTATTATCTAAATTTAAGTTAGTTATTTTTTTCCCATCAGGTGTTAACCAGATTAATTTACCTTTCTCATCGTAGCTATAACTACCTTCTCCATAGATTTTTTTTATAGAAGGTTTTAAGTAACTAAGTAATTCGGTTGAAACAGTTTCTTCTACTTTATCTTCAATAGGAGTTTTAATATCTGCTTCAGAAATTTCAGAAGGGTCTTTCCATCCCCATTGACCTGTAACAGGGTCTTGCTTCATTAAGTCAGCAAAGTAAAGAGATGCTGCGTTAGGCTTTCCTAAGTAAGGAGCTACATTAGCTTCATATAATTTATAATGCTTTCTAATCCTATTAAGCTCAGGGTCAGTCATAAATTCTCTATTCAAAGCTCCTAGCTGACCTGTAACTCTACCATAAGAGCCTTTATTTTTTTCAAGCTCTTCTTCTAAATTAGCTATAGAAGTGCTAAACTTATCTCTATAAGCTTGAGCCATACCTGTTTCTTCATGCCAAGGAGCAGCCTCTATAGCAAACTCTGATGTTCCTAATTGAGTTCTAGCAGTATCTAAACCCTTCTGCTTAGTTTCCAGGTTTTGCTGCATGAACTCCAAAGGCATATCTATGAATTGAGATTCATAGGGAGTATCTACTGGTCGTATAAATCTAACTGCCATTTTACTATTTTATTTCTGTGTAAGTACCATCAGGATTTTTCTTATATCTTCTACCATCATCTGTTTCAATAATATTCTCATAAGTAGCAAGTCCTGAAGGAGCTAATTTAGGAATTAATTGCCCATTTACCACATCATATCCTATTATGCTAAAATCACCTGTTTTCATGCTATTAACAATCATATCTTGCATTCGTTTAGCTCCCATGTCTTTAGAAAATCCTTGGACATTACTACCTATACCTTCTGCTCCTTTCATACCTAGCTGCCATCTGTTAGCTATAGATTGGTCTTTAAGTAAAGCATTCTTTTCAGCTTGTGCAGCAGCTAATTGAGCTTCTTGGTTAGCAATGCCAATGTTACTAGTATCTATACCATATCTAGTTTTAGCTAAAGCCTCTCCTAAGTTCATAGCCATACTAGGACTAGCTACTGCCATATTAGATAAATAAGAACCTTGTGTAGGTGCACCTCTTCTAAAGCCCTCTCTAGTATTAGCTAAAGCTTGGTTACCAGCAGCTTGTTGTAAAGCTACAGGAGTATAATCATACCTTTGAAGTTTAGGAGCAGCAGTATAAGTAGGGTCTGGAGCAAAAGCAGCAGCAGCTATATTACTTAGAGGCCCTACCATAGAACCTGCTGCACCAGCAATGTAAGTATCCATAGGAGATTTATAATCTTTAGGGCCTTTTAAAGTAGGCTTACGTTTTTGTGGTTTTTCAAAAGAAAGAGCTTTAAATTCTTCTAAAGAAGGGCCTTTAACAGTATAATCTAAAGAAGTAGGTATTTTTATAGGCTGCGAAGTAGGTATTTTTATAGGCTGCATTAATGAGCTAGATTGATTACTATTTTTACTAAAGTACTGGGGAGCAAAAGCTTTAACTTCATTTACTCTCTTAGTCCACTCAGGTAAATTAGTATTAGCTCCTGTTGTATTCCTATAACTTCTAATTTTTTCAGCAGCAAATGGGTCATTTAAAGCATCACCCATTGCCATAACATCAGCACCATATTTTCCCCAAGCTTCGTCTACTTTAGCAGGGTCTAATTTCCCTTGTGAATACATTTGAAGTTTTTGTTCAGGAGTTAACTTCCCGGCTGCTACCATCATAGATGCTCTAGGGTCTTCACTATTAAAAGCAAAATCAAAAGCCATAGCTTGTTGTGAATCAGGCATTTCATAAAGACCATATTTATTAAAATATTGATTTATACCAGCATTAATAGCTTGATTTCTACCTTCTTCAGTGTTAGCATATTGTGTGGCTCCAGGTTGTGTAAATCCATAATTAGAGTAACCTAATCTAGTTTCTCGGTCTAAAGTATTACCTACAATATCATATATTCTATCATAGTCATCAGGAGTTGATACTTTTTCTGTAGAATACATATTTTCAGGAACTAAATTTCCTTGATTTTGCTGAGGAAACAACTTATCACCCATTTGTTTAATTACTCTGCCTCCATATCTCATCATACCAGGGGGTTGAGCTTGTGGAGGCATTTGCTGTTGCATAGCAGGTTGTTGTTGTCCTTGCATTTGTTGGGCTACCATTTCTACTATTTGAACAGCTTGCTGTTGTGGTACTCCCATTTCAATTAACTTTCCTACAACTTGCTCAGGTGCTACATTTTGTTGCAGCATTTGTGCTACTTGCTGAATAATCTGCTGTGCAGCTTCTTCTTGACCTCCACCTTGTTGTGGCATTTGTTGTGGTTGCATCATGTCTCCTCCCATTTGGTAGTAACCTCCATCTTCTTTTGCAAAATTTCTAGCAAAGTTAGCTTTTTTTCTCATAGCTGGGGAGTACTTACCTTCAGGTGCATTTAAAATAGTACTAGCTGCTTCTTGTACACCCATACCCATTTTAGAAGCTTGGGCTTTAAAAGTACCTCTTTTAGAAGGGTCTATATGAATACCACCTTGAGCATACATCATAGGGCCACCATAGTTATACATAGCAGGTTCCATATCCATATAACCACCATCTTCCCAAGTAGCTCTAGCATAAGCTCTAAAGTATGGATTCTTAGCTAAGTTCTTTTTATGTCTAGCGTAGAAAGCTTTCTTACCATATTTAGATTTACCTCTTTCTCCTAGCTTAGGGTCACCAAAGTATTTCTTAGTTCCATCAGGACCAGTAACTACGTGAGTTTTTCCTTTTCTGTCATTAGACCTTCTAACAGTATAACCACCTTTTCCATACTCCATAGTATCATCATAATCCATATATCCACCTACTTCCATATTAGATTTAATTTTTGCCTGTACATATTCAGGCAAAGCTCTAAAGCCAGGATTATCAAAACTACCACCTTCAGCATAGTAACCACCATAAGCTTTTTCAGCAGCTTTAATCTTACGTTCTTGCTCAAGCATTTGCTTAGTAGGTTTTTTACCACTACCTCTATTAGCTCTGATGTTATCCCATAAGCCTCTTCTAGAATAAGAGCCATCAGCTCTTTTAATCATTTGACCACCTCTTGCCATTTTTTCTTCTACAAAAGGTGCTTGTGTTTGTATAGGCTGGTCTACTAACATTTGTTGAGAACCATCAGCACCTGTAACCATTATAGGGTCATTATTATTTGTAGGAACTACTTGTGTAGGTCCACTGCCAGGAAAAGCAATACTATTAGCATCAGGATACATATTATATCCAGCTTGTTGTTCTTCAGGTGAAGCTGCTACAACATTCTTTTGCTCTTCTAATTGCCTGTCTATATTATGGGCTTTAATAAGCTTCTTCATCTCACTATCTATGAAATTTAAGGTAAGCTTATCATTAGGACGAAGTTTATCTCCTCCCTGTTTTTTAATAGCTTTACTTATGTCTGCATAAGATTTACCAGCATACTTTTCAGAAATACCTGCTTCTCTTAAAGCTGTTTTAGAGGCTTTAATTTTTTCAGACATTACATAGTTTTCTGGAGTGTAAATAGTTTCAGGACCTTCTACTTCTACATCTGGGCCTTGACCATTATTAGGTAAAGTAACACCACCTTCTGCATGTGAAGGGCCTCCTATTTCTGTTAAACCTAAGTTTTGATTTAACATTTGCCCTCCTTGTTGATATCTAAATCTGCCTCCTCTAGAAGCCATAAATGTTTTCATATCTTTAAAATTACCCATTAATCCTGGAATTTGTTGTATAGCTTGTCCAACAGCATCTCCTTCAGGGCTTCCTGAGAAACCTGAAACTGCTTTACCTGCTCCTTTTACAGATTGAGTTACTGCTTGCTCAGGGGATGCTATACCTAAAGCTGCACCACCTATAGCACCTACTGCATTACCTACACCTGCATAACCTTGTTGTTGTTGTGCAGCTTCTCCTGTAGTTCCTGCTGCTCCTTGTAGAGCTTTAAAGCCCATATCTGTAAGCTCATCAGTAGCTCCCTTTGTAGCAGCATCTAATAAACCTTCACCTACACCATATAAACCTGCCATAACATCTTCAAACACAGAAGGCTCATCTACAGCACCTCTTCTCATTCTATCTCTGTTTAAGAATGAAGCACTAGTAGGTGTAGTTAAAGAACCACCCCTTTCTTTTTTATTTTTTCCTTTAAGATAGTTTGATTTTACCGCATATTCAGGAGTTGTTCCATATTTATTATAAAAATCTCTATCTGTATATATTATTTCTTTACCATCTTCAATTACTGACCACCTAGTTCCATCTTTTGTCCCTATCATTGTGGGTGTTGGAACAGTAAATTGTTGTGGTTCATAATCACTAGAAGTAGGTTTTTGATTAGTAGAACTTTGATAAGTTTCCCAAGCAGCTTGTGAGTTAGGACCCCATATACCATCTATTTTACCTGTATATAATCCAGCTTCTTTTAATAGTTCTTGTTTTTTAGCATTTTCATATTCTTTAGTACTTTTTATAATTACTTTTTGTGCTGGTTTTTTAAAGAAAGGGTATGTTGCTCTATTTCCTTTATTTTCATAAGACTCCCATGTTGGGTTATTTGTATTTGATTGTGGATACTCTACATTTATATGTCTTAAATGTCCAGATTTATTAACAGCATCAATAACTGCATTTTTATAAATAAGACTTTTATTATGCAAATCTAAACTATCTGCATAAGCTTGATACCTTTCCATTCCTGCTGGGTCATTAGGGTCTACATACATAGTAGGTCTGCCACCTCTTTGAAGTTTTATTCTACCACCTAATTCTTTAAAACTATCATATCCTTCTTGTATAGATTTATCTTTAGCTTTTTGTACACTAGTTCTAAAGCTTTTCCTATTTCCTGGAACTTCTACATTTTTATGGCCTTGTAACCATAAATCTTCTAATGATAGCCTACCCTCAGCATAATCTTTAAGTACTGCTCTTGACTGAGATAGATTTATTAAAAATAAAACATATTGCTGTCTTGGAGAAAGTTCAGTTGCAGATTTAGCTTTTAGTATCTCAGGGTCAGGTTTAAGCTTTAATTTATTAGCTACTATTTTATATCTATTTTGAGCAGTCTCTAAAGAATCGTTTTCAAACTGAAATATACCTCTTCCTGGACCACCTCCATGTTGTAGTTGTCCAGGGTCCATTGTACCAGCAGATTCATGGTAACCAATAGTATCAGCCGTTCTTCCCCAGAAATCTCTAGTACCACCTCTAGTATCTACTAAAAAATCTAATGAGTTTTCTAAATCTAAAACGTCAGATTTTTTCTTTTCTTCATATTGAGCTTTTTGTAATTCACCACCTGTTTGTTTTTTATCTACATATTGTAATTGGTTATCTCCAAAGTAACCTTCAACATTTGGAACTACATCAAAACGTCTATTGTTTTCTGGATTTAGTGCATAACCTTGCATGTACTCCATCCAAGCTGTAGGGTGTTGTTTAGATTTTAACCACATACCATTAGTACTATCTACTGATGGCCAATGACCTGTTTCATCTGGGGTATAACCTAACTCTAATGCTTTCTGCATGTTGTAAGTACCACCACCCTGCATAACAACAGGATTAAGACCTAGAGCTTTCCTAAAAGACATCTCTCCAGGATAATCAGATTCCTTTTTCCTTCTAACAGGTTTTTTAATTCTTTTCTTAGCCATTAGAATACACTTAAAGTGACATTAGTATTAAAAGCATTTAACCTAAAGTTCCTGTTATTAGAATTGTTATAGAAGACTTTAATCTTAACATAAACATCCCTAAGATAAGGCTTTATAGGCAATGGACTATTGTAATCATTAATCATATTAATTCTCCAAGTTCTTTCTCTTCTTACTACATTTTGTTGTGGAGTAAGAAGGGTTAAGGAGTTTTGAGTACTTTGGTAATCATTGTAAAGCAAGATTCCTGTTATAGTCTCTAAAGGAATATCTATACCATTATTATCAAATACCTCTGTCCAAAACTCTAATGTATCAATACGAAAAGTAGGAAGTTTAGTTGCATCTGGGAAGTTAACAATAAACTCAGCTTCAGATGTTGTAGGATTTTTACCATAAAATTTACCATAATCTCCTTCATTATGTAAATAGACAGAATTGCTGGTATCAAAAGGATTAGCAGAAAGTAGTCTTTTACCAGTAGGAAGATATAGGTTAGGAGTAAAAGTATAAAAGGATTCAAAAGCTTGAAGCATCTCATTAAACCCTATGGTAAATTTGTAAGTAATAGCTTGCTTGTTTTGAAGAGCTGTTATAGTACCACTTACTACACTAACAGCTAAAGTAGTCTGGTTAATAGATTCTACCTTATATACATTGTTTCCTATATAGAATATATCACCTTTATTTAGAACTTGTATAGAAGATGGTGATACATTGGTCATAGTATATATAGTAGGGCTACCTGCACTTATGGAAAAAGTATCAAAGTTTATAGCTATCTTATTAAGAAAAGTCATGTAAGCCTTATTGTATACACTATCATAAACTCCATGTATACCGTTATTAAGTAAAACTTTATCTGTATCTAATATATCTCCTTCTAATTTCTTTCTAAAGAAGGCAGAAAGTCCTTTAACATCAGATAAACTTTCTAACATAGGACCTGCTTTAGATTCACCAATACGAAAGAATCTTTTAATCCTAGAATCAAAGAAATACACAGCTCCAGGCCCTGTTATTACAGAGTGTTGATGGAAGCAGCCATATTCTTTTGATAAGTAATCATATCTAGCTAGTATAGTACCTGTACCTACTTGAAAGATAGCTCCAGTAGCAGAATCAGGCAAAGCTGTTTGTTCTTGTGAACTTACTATAGATACTCCTCTGTCTTGCAGAGTAAAAAGTCTTTCTTTAAGATTGGTTATTTTATTTATAGGCCCATAATTACCTTCTAATGGAAGATAATTATTTACTAAGTATCTTCTCCAATTATCCTGTATTTCTCTATCAAATTTTTCTTCAGATACCCACACCCAATTAGGATGTTCTTCATCTGTTAAAAAGTTAAAAGGTCTAGGAAAGTATTTCTTAATATTGTTTTCTTGAGAGTATGCTCTATTATATTCAGGAGCCTCAGCTAAGAATTTAGCAAATTCAGGCCCAGCAGCTCCAGCAGCAATGTTTTGTATAGTAGCTGTAGTGTCTGAAGTAAAAACTTGCTCATTATTCCATAAATCCCCATGTCTGTAGGCTATGTTAAACTCTGTTTCACAAGGGAAGCAGATAGCTAAAGCAGACATTCTTGTAGAAGCAGGGTCATAAATAGCTCCTAATCCAGAGGCAGATGCTATAGTTCCAGAAGAAGGATAGCTATAATCTTCTTTCCAATGGAAGAAAGTTAAAGTAGTATCGTAGTAGCTAGTGTAAATATCCCCATTATACACTTTAATAGATTGTGTAGAGGCTACTATATCTATAGGAAAGAAGTCAGATGCTGCTATATATTCATTGTTATATCTAGAAGCTCTCCAAGGCCCCCCATATTGTCCAGTATTATACCTACATAAAGCTACTATTCTAAAGTAGGGGTCTTTAGTAGTTTCATTATATAGAGGGTAATCTATATGACTATTATTAAAAGGAGTATCAGGTAATTGACAACTGCCTCCAAATCTACAGAATAAAGACTTAGTACCAAATGATGATAACTCAAAGTCGGCATTACTTTTAAAACACTCAATACCTATATGATGGTAATCTAAAGCTAACATAGTAGGAGAGAAGCTAGAAGGTATAATACCTTCAATATCTACTTCTTGTTGGTTTAGTAGGGTTACTATATTTCTACCATTATCAAATACTGAAGTATATTTAACTAAGAAAGCTCCTGAAGCTTTAGTGTTATTATCTACATAATCTGCCCAATAGCATACTCCTTGATTAAAAAGCTCTCTACCAGTAGAATCATTTACCCCTGTATAATAAGTATCAGCATCAGCTCCAGGTGGAGGGCCAGGAACAGTAGGTAAATCTCTAGAAAAAGAATAAAGAGATAACAGCTTTATATGCGTAGCATCATTAGTTTGATACTCATTAAAATCTAGTTCAGGGAATTTTATAATTCCTAATGAGTTTTCCCTAGTTACTCTAGTAGCAGCAGTAGTATCTCCATGTTCTCCTGGAACACCATAAATATAACCAAGACCTGTTTCTCCTTCACTAAAATCATTGTTTATAAAATGAACTGGGGAGTTATGGTTTGAGTCAGCAAAAGAAGCTAAAGATAAACAATCAGCTTTATCTCCATTTATACGTACTCTACTTCTTAAGGCTCCAAATAAAGCTCCAGTGCCTAGTCTAGTTTTATCTTTCTTTTGTCTTTCTACTCTTACTACTCTAAATCCTGTAATATCAGAAGGTAGATTAGTAAAAGTGAATTCTATACCAATAGACTTAGTATTAATTCTTTTATCTCCTGCACCATCATCTAGGTATTCTGATAAGTCAAATGCATCTAAATCTCCAGCAGGAGCCTCCCAAGGTTCAGGTATTCTAATATCTGAAATCCATTTAATAAAGGATTCTTCTCCCTTGTCATTGTAAAATACTACACCATACCTATAAACTTCTCCTCTAGCATGACCTGCATATACTGTAGACCTTAATGGATTTTTATATCCAGACCATCCATCTTGAGGATATGCAAATCCTGCTAAAGAAGGAGTTCCTAAGTTATCAGAACCACTGCTAGTATTTAGATTATTAACAAAAGGAGAGTTTATTAAGTTATAATTCTTTAAGTTAGTAGAAGCAACAGTACCATTAAATGCAAAATCCATAGTACTGTCTGCTCTTAAAGATTGTGTAACAAACTTATAAGATACATTAGCTCCTTCACCTCCTATAGTAACTCCATCTTCTTGAAACTTAGATTGGTGGCTATTCAACCAGTTATCATAGTTTCCTCCAGGTACTAATCCAAAGATAGTGCCTGATTCATCATTATAAGCATTTACTGCATCTTCGTCATCATCTAATGCATGAAGAGCAGTTATATCAGCAGGAATGGTAGCATCAAAGTCTTGAAAGCTGCCATCTCTAGAATAAAGTCTACAAAGTTGGGATGAATTAAATCTGTAGGCTCTAGCCTCATAATCTAAATCAAATGTTCTAGACCTAGTGTTAGCAGGATATAACCTATTTTTCTTTTGTGTAAAGGTTTTAACTCTATCAAAAAAGATTAAAGGATTTACAAATTCTTCTACACTAATAGCTATTTTATCCTCACCTCCTGTTATAGTAAAAGACATTGAGTCTCCATCAATAGGAAGGTCAAACACAGCATTTATAGTAGGTACATTTTCTACTTGATACTGTACTAAAACTACTCTAATAAAATCATATTTTAAGTCAATATGATTAATAGTAGTTTGTATAGATTTACCTGATATAGTACCTACAGGTGCACCTTCATAGTTAGCATACTGATTAGAAGATATAACAGAATCTGTAAGAGGTACTAATTTACTTACAGGAGCATAAGCTGTTATAGCACCATCATTACTGTAAAGCTGGTAGGAAATTTGATATGTACCTACTTCTAGTAATCCTCCTGCAAGCACTCCTTCAATAATAGGAGTACTCATATCTACTGAAGGCTTCCAATCTAAAAGCTCTTTAGGAACAGCAGGACATTGAGGATTATAAACATTTAATGCTCTAGGATGATTATAATTATCAGTCCAATAGAAAGTACCTCGTAAGGAAGACTCTTTTCTGCCTAGTGCTTCTCTATAAACCTCATGGGCTAAAGAAAAATCTAAAATGTTGTTATATTTTAAATGCTCAGATGCAACCAAAGAAGTACCTGATGCCCCTATAATAGATTCTGTAGAATCATCGTACTGCAATACCCATACTTGGCCAGCAGTATTAGAAGGTGTTTCAGATGTATTGGTATTACTTGTAGTAAGAAGAATAATTTCTTCTTCTAAGGTTCCCCATCCTATAATGGAAAGATTAGATTGTGCAGTTACTACAGTAGCTACTGCTAAACTTCCTGAAGTTACAGAAGGGCTAGGATTTAAAGAATATCCTTGTATTACTACTTCTTGAGAGTTATAATAAACTCCATACTCTCCTGCTGCTATATCTGCTGCTATAGTAGCATTAGCAATTATAGCGTCATAAACATCAATAGGGTCAGTAGTAGCAGCTAAAGAAATATTTACATTAGTGCCATTTATTACAAGTACTGCATTTGTACTACCAGTAATAGTAATGGAATAAAAAGGCTGAATATCAGGAATACTAAACTCTAGCTTATTTCCTTTATGATTAGAAATAATACCAGTAGACTGTCCTGTATTTGTAACTAAATCTATATCTAAAGCATTGAATAAATGCTGGTTATCATTATTAGATATAGATAAATCTTGGTTTAAACCTTTTATATATGAACTTGTAATCTTAGGCATTATACTAATTTTAATAAGCTAATCTACTGCTAAATCCTCCTAAAGTACTGACTCTAGGATGATTATACCTTTCTTCTGGATGCTGTAGATTACCAAAGAATCTCTTATGTTCAAATACTTTAGGAAGTGACCTAAGCCTTTGATTTTTGTAAGACTCCCATTCATCTAAATTCTTAGGCATCTTACCTTCATTCTTAGCTTTCTGATAATAAAGAGACAGGTATCCTTTAAACTCTTCATACTTACCTTGAGTGTATTTATCTGTAAGATATAGCTGAAAAGCTATTTTATTACCTATATACCATGTAACATAATTAATTACAGACTGGTTATCTGGAATCATAGGTAACCCATTTTCATCTGTAGGCACAGCTTTATAAGCCATAGCTACTTTGCCCTCTTTGAATGAGGTAAAAATGTAGTTATTGTTTACAGTATAGGTTAAATCAGAGTTCATTCTGAAATCTATATCTGTACCATGGTATGTTTTATAAAAGGTATTGGTGTCCCAACGCATAGGCATAAAAGTATAGCACTTTTTATCAGAGCTTACTTTATTTGCATCATTTTGAGAACATACTAAAGAATTACATAAAGAAGTTCCATCTCCTACAGTACAAGTTTGGTCAGTATTATAATCTACATAGACGATACCTGAAACTATAGCTTTAGCAGTACTAGGATGTACCTCTACAGCACTAGCAGTTTGAGTGATAGAAAATAAGTCACAAGGAAGCTTTCCTCTACCATCTTCAATGTGAATAAAATCTTTATGGCCTAATTCTTTGTTACCATCTGTAACTTTATCTACATAGAAGCAAGGAACTTTTAGCTCTCTTAAAGCTTCTCCTATCCATTCTAAAACATCGTTAAACTGTAAAGTATAGTCCCATCCAAAATCTCTGTACATTTTATCAATAACAGAGCTGGATGAAACCATTAATCCATTGTACATATTATCCCATGTTTTTAATTACTGAAAGAAGCTTCTTAAGATTTTCAGATTTTTCTTCTTTAACCATATCATCAGGAGGATTATCAGAAGCCATTGCAAAGGTTTCTACCTTTTTACCATCATACATGTAGTCTGAACCTCCTTCTTTAGGCATTTCTCTGACATCTTTAAATACTAAATAACCCCCATCTTTAAGCTCATAAGTGCAGATGTGAGTAACAGTATTACCTGTTTTTTCTGTTTTTTCTACTTTAGTTTTGTAGTAACATTCGCTTATGTGTGACATAATCAATAATTTATTTCAAAATAATCAACTTCTATGTTATTCTTTAAGATATAACTTAGATGTCTGTCCAGTTTTCTAACTGGGTTAAACTTATATACGGATTTATTTTTAAAAGGTTGTTTTCTTTTGTCCCATACAAACTTATACAAATATCCTTTAGTGTGTTTGTTCAAATGGTACACTTTTCTTTTTTCTTCTTTAGCTTCAGGGTCAGATTGCCAAAGTTTTAAAGTATTAGCCCAGTCTATTCTTATATGACTCTTCCTAATGTCTAAATCTCCGTTAGGTTTAAACTTTACTTTAGGCTTGTATTTCTTTACAAAAATGCTGCCTATCTTAGGAAAACTTAATATGTAAGTGTTATAGAGTATACGTTCTGTAAGAGTCTCTATAACTCCTTTATTGTCTTTAGAGCTAAATAAAAATTTGACATAAGTTTTGTAATCTACAGGATTTTCAGTAGTACTCCTATAGTACTTATAAATATCCTTAGTGATATAATCTTTTGGTATTTTAACTTTTCCTCTTTTGAACATGTATTATAGTTTAAGCTTTACCTCCTGGAGGCATAGGGTCTATTCTATTATCCTGAGCATCATTAGAATTATCTTCTGGAGTACTTAGTTTAATGTTTAAGTCAGTAGCTAATATATCTTTTTTACAGTAATCCCAAAGTCTCTCCTCTAAAGGAAACTGTGCATCAGGACTCCAACAAGGGTTATTATCACAAGATATGAATTTAGCTGCATCTCTAGGGTCTCTAAAGATGCCTCTAACTGTAATCTTTTCAAGTAGGGGGTATTCTATTGTATTTTTAGAAATAAGATACAAATAGTCATTGTACAAAAACACTCCTACAGATTCTCTATCATATCTACCATTGCCAAAAAACTCTGCTCTTCTGTAGGGGATAACATTGAAAGGTAAATTAATAACTCCTACTGGAGACACTTTATCAATAAGCTCTCCATCAGATAGATTTAAGAAAGAAGGCAAGGGGTTTTCAGTTCTAAGAATAAGGCATCCTGTAGATACCTCACAACACTCTGCTTGGTCTACTAGTTTTACAGGTACACAACTAAGTGTTTGATAGTATAAATTAGGTATAGATTTATTAAATCTATTGTAGGTATTTTCAAACCACTTTACTCTCTTATTGATAATAAATTCATCAATAATACGATAGTCTAGTTTGCTATCATCACTATATTGATTAATAAGCTCTAGTAGCTCAAATCTAAGCTCGTTTAATGTTTTCATTATATATGTACTAATAAGTTAGCAGCTAATCCTTTTTCCTTGGTAAATATATAGCTTTCTGCTGTTTTAGGAACACCTAAGTAACCACACTCATGCTCCCATTTACCTGTATCAGATAAAGCTCTTAAAAAAGACACAGTACATCCTTTTAAGTCTAAGGATGTTCTATGTTGATAAGTTTCTTTATGATGTATATCTCCACAAAAATGATGGATATAATCTATATCAGGCATCTGAAATTTATTCTCAATCATAATTACAGAAGGCAATTCTCTAATATAGTTTTTCTCCTTATCTCCATGGCTAAAGCCTAGTAGGTTAGAACCATAGGTAATATACTTCCTAGACTTAGTAGTATCATCAACACATACAGCACCATTATTTTCATAGGTAGCTTTTAGCATCTGCCCTAAATAGAAAAGTTTATCTGCATCATGGTTGCTCATTACCATTACTACATGCACATTGCAGTACTTAGCTGCTTTATCTATACATCTTCTAATAGTATGGTAACCTTGAATAAAACTCTTTTTCCAAAAAGGATTAGAGTCTTGTGGAGTACCTTTTACTGTAGTATTACGACCATCATTAGCATTAAAGAAATCATTACCTACAGGAAATATAAGCAGCTCAGGATTGTAAACTAAGCTTTGTGCTAACAGTTTATCAAAAGCATCTTCAAAAGTACTACAGTTATCTTCTACAGAACCTTTAGGATTAGTTTCATCTACCAATACTAACTTATCAATATGAGCATCATACAGGTTAATAACAGCTACACTATCTCCTTTGTTAGGCTTTATCTTAGGATTATGTGTAGGTATTTCATAAGATGATACTACTTCTCTAAAATCTTCTAATAAGCTTTCTTTGTTGTTATACCACTGCTTCTTAGTATTTACGCTAAATCTCTTTTCTCCTTTAAAGTTTTGCCAGAATTTAACTGTATCAATATCATCTAGTTTAAGACCATTTTCTTTAATAAATGTTTTGAATTCAGATAGAGTTTCTTCTGCCTCATCTACATTAATGGTTTTTGCTACTGCTTTTACCTCTTCTACTGTACAGTTATGCCTTTCTGCAAACCTTTTCCATTTACAGTTCTTTAAATAAGAAGGGTAAAGTTCTAGTAGAGTTTTAATTTTGTTCGAATCCATTGTTAATATGTTTAGTTAACAGCTACAATAACAAGTGATGTGAGAGCTATTGTAGCTACAGCACCTCCTAAAAAAGAAAAAAACCTACTTCTTTTGTTCTTTTTTCGTAGGCTTTGGTTGTCTTCTTCAAGAAGTTCATTTACTTTAATACGTGTATCTAACTGTTTTGTTAGATTTTCATTCTGTTGTATTATATTGTCTAATACGTCTTGATACCTGTAGAAAGCTATATCACATAAAGTTAGGCTATATTCTAACGAATCTATAATTATGTCTTTACTTTCTGAGTGTGCAAGCTCTCTATTTATCTCTTTAAGTTGAGGATAGGTAATAGCAACTATAGTATCTTCATTCAATAGAATCTCTCTTGGATAACCATTCTGTGAGAAACAGTAAAGACTCATTATTAGAAAGATTGTAAACAGAATCAGCTTTTTCATTACTTTGTTGCTTTATAATTATGATAGACTCTCTAGTAGCTTTTAGCTTATTAAGAGTTTCAATTAAAGAGTCTCTTAAACTTATTTCTTGGCGTTTAAGCAGAAAATACTTTTTGTTTAATAGCTGAATAGAATCATTATAGGATTCTATGGTTTTTAAATTTTCAGTATTTCTACGTTCTAAGAAGTTAAGATAAAAGCTGATAGCAGCAGTAATTAACAAGACCACTGCTATTTCTAAATGCTTTCTAGTCATCTGCCTTGACCTTTATATTTCTTAGGTCTTTCTTCTTTGGGCCCATATTTACGCTTAGGCTTGTTTACCTTTTTAGCACCAAAAGATACTTTTTGAGAATCATTTTTAGAATTTTTTGCCATTGTTGTATTGTTTAGTTTAACCAAATATACAAACTAATCTTCTTTGAAGGACTTTACCTCTGTAAAGATTTTCTTTATACCTCTAATAAAAGCAAAAATTCTATCTGTAATACCTTTACCTGTGGCCCATTTAATCTTTTCATCTACACTAGAATACTCTATAGAAACAAGTAGAAGACATGCTAGAGACGTTATTAAATGTTCTTTAGGAAAATACATCATTACTGTTTCATTTAAGACTAGAGAATCTAAGATATAAGTAAACAAGAGGGCTATTGAATAAGCTATGATTTTATTAGTTAGTCCTATTCTAGTCTTTTTGCTAGTAATAAGCTCTCCTTTTTTCTTAGCATACCATCTGCCTACATAGGTATCAATAAGAGTAGCAAATATCACTACAATAATCAAAGGTACTAAAGGAGCAAAAAAACTTATTAGCATTGAAAAAAAGGATAGAATTGTTGTTTTTAAGTTAAAAGATTCCATTTTATTTATATTTATCTTTGAATTTTCCAAGTTGCTTCTTTAGCTGCAATAGCCTCATAAGTTGCTAAATATAGGTCTTTATAAGCATCTTGACTTCGACCTACAAAGTTTTTACCTTTGGTTTTACCTGGTAGTAAACACCCGTGTGTATGAGTGTTTTTATTACCAGGGTGTACCATAATCCATTTAAACCCTTCAACAGGGTCTAAACAAATACACCCTTTATTAAAGTGCCAAGGATATTTATTCTCATTCTGACCATACCTGCGATAGTGTTTTCCCTGCTTCCTATGCCAAGGATTATAGGTATAGGCAGGTATTGCAGTATTACCCCATATCTTTCCCTCTCCTTTATCATCAAAATCACCATCACCATTCTTATCCATTAACTCCCTCACAGGGTCTTCCAAGATATAACATTGAAACACACCATCAATGTAGAGTTCACTGATGGTGCTTATTTCAGTTTTTTCAACTGCGTATTGTTCAATTTTCATCTTGAATTGGCTCTATTGGTTCAGGAGGTGCAGGAGCTACCCAAGGAATAAGGGGCAACTCTTTAACCCATTCAAAGTCAGGGTTGACGCAGTTAGCCATTTCCTCTACTGAAATAATCCAGTTAGCAGGTTCATTCCCATCTAAGACAGGATTAAAGTAGCTGTTGGGTGCATATTGTTGTCCTACCAGTTGGTCTTTTTGTTCAGTGGTTAATAAACCAACCCATTTGTTTTCTTCTCCTTCTGGTATTTCATTCAGTTTCATAATCTTAATTTATTTTATACATTTCGATTAAGTGCAGTCATAAAGGCTTCAACGGTTGCCTTCAAGGCGTCTGCCTCTGTTTGGGTGCTAACTCCAGTTGTTATTAAGGCGTAGCCAAAAGCTAAGGGTTGGAAAGTATTTACACCTTGGCTATAACTTAAATAAGTCCTATGAGCCAATCCTGGAACTATTTGTGCGCTTGTGTTATATTGCTGATTGATGTCGCCATTTTGAGTGAATTTAACTCCCTTAGCATACAAATCCCAACCTCCACCTTGTGCAATAGATTTATATCTGGTCGTACCAAAGAACCCACCAGTTGAGGGAGGCACTAAGCTACCATCCGGTGTTGTAATTGCATAATAGTAGTCGCCGTGAACACCATAGGTTCTATTCTGTATGTACTGGGTTGTAAGTTGATATGAATTAATTAAACCTCCCTCAAATCTCTGGTCGAAATAACCTCGATAAAGACTGTATTGAGTATAATTAGTCGGAGCAAGATTCTTGGTTTCGTAAACCCAGATTGAATTATTACGGTCATCAGGTAATTCATTCGGTGCAAAAAAATCAAAGTAGGCGTTAGTACCATTCCCCTCTGCTCCAATGGAGCTAAATATCATACCACCATAAAAGTTGATAGAGCTTGCAGGGTTTTGACCTTCAATACCTTGTTGAGCTGCATTTGTTCCAATAAAAGGAAGCAGCCTAACGCAACCCGTCCACCAGTCATAAGTGCTGTTGTTGGGGCCTTGTCCCTTAAGGTCTAAGAAATGGTTAGTGATAGCAGTTTTTTCTGAAGCACTCACGGTATAACCTGCCGAATCCAATGCGTCAATATACGCTTGGGCGTCTGCGTCTACTATTCTGCCCAGGGCTGTCATAAAGGCTTCAACGCAAGCCCTCAAAGCGGCTTCCTCGGTTGTGGTGCTTATTCCTGTTGTAACAAGGGCGTAGGCATGCTCGTTGGCTGAGTACCCATAAGGTTCAAGCGTTGCTCTGCTTGATGCAAGCCCATAAATATCAATGCCTGGATTCGTAAAAGTATCAAACTCCCTTTGGTATCTTGTGCCCCTTACATAAGCGTCAAAACCTATATTTTGAAATTTAGTAATACCCACAAAGTTGGCGCCGTTTGTTATAGTGCCTACTGCTGTCACTAATGTCTGCCCCGCAGCAGTCGCAAATAAGCGGTCACCAGAATATCGGCTTTGTATTCTTATAGGCTGATTTGCATCTGCGGAAAAATCCCACTTTGCCTCGACAATGTTTTTCCTTTTGTACACCCATGCGCTCCAATCATTCACATCGGTAAGCTCGGAGGGATTGAAAAAAACATAATAGCCATTCGTGCCATTACCCTCTACTCCTGTGCTGTTGTGCGTTACACCGCCAGCAAAGGTAGTGCTATTTGCAGGTGATTCCGCTTTGATACCTTGCTGCGCTGCTGTCGTACCAATGAAAGGCAATAAGCGAACAATGCCAGTCCACCAGTCGTAGGTGCTGTTGTTTGGCCCTGTTCCTTTCAAATCTAAAAAATGGTCATTGATAGCCACTTCTTCCTCACTGCTAACTGTATACCCTGCTGCATCCAAAGCATTAATATACGCCTGTGCGTCAGGGTCGTTACTACCTCCTGCTACAGCACTTAATATATTTCTATATCTACCAGGCATTTTACTAGTTATTGAACCAATATTCTACTCTAGTACCTGAAGTCCATTCTGCATAAATTAAATTAAGACTTCCAGCAGTATAACTACCTGAGCCTATATTAACCCAGCCAGCAGGAAATGTAGGAGTAGTGCCATCATTATGATAAATCTTCTGTATTACTCCTATTCTAGCTCCAGTAAGGTCATCTGTAATATTTCCTGTTGCAGGAGAAGCTACTGTATTATAAACAGCAGGAGCATCAAAAGCTATCTGAGTACCAGTTCTAGCTATTGTCTTTACTTCAAAGGTAGAAGTATCTATAGACTCTCCAGATTTATAAACAGAGGTTTGCTTATTTACATTTACATACTTAGCCATAATTACTTAAGATAAGTGATGAATAAAGTAGTGGTATTAGAAGACTCTTCAATTACTCTAAACTTTTGAATATTAGCTGCTTCAGTAATTACAAATTCATCATTGTCAAGTCTAGCAATACCTGTACCAGCAGCAGGAGTAGAGCCATCATAAGTATATCTAAGGACTTTACCAGTACCATTAGAATCTACATAGATATGAACAGCAGTTGCCTGAGACTTAGTACCTGTAAGGTCAATAAACTTAACTGTATTGTTTACAGTAATAGTGTCTGAGTCAAAAGCTTTTAGTCCATTTACAGTAGCTTCTTTAGTTTTAAAAGCATTTCTATTTAAAAATCCTTGTGCCATTTTAAATTATTTTAACAATTACAATCTTCTGTTAATTCCATAGCATGATGAACAATGCTACAAATTTCTTGTTCAGTTAGACAATTTACATCATCTAGTGTTTGGTCTTGCTCTAGAGTAGTAACATAACAGTATAAAGACTTAATATACTCTCTAACTACCAACATTCTAACTTCAAGTTCAGGACACTTTCTTCCTAACTTATATTTGTCGGTAAGCTGTTGAGCTAAATCTGAGTACTTACATTGTAGGTACTGAATATACTTTATTCTACATTGTTCTGTCATTGGTAGATGGTTAAGACTTTCTTAGTATATACTCTACAGTTAAATATTCAGCAGTTATTTCTCCTAAATTTTCAGAACCTAAAAATACATAAAAATCTGAATTATCAAAGTTGACAGGAGCTAACGCAGCTTTGTTTATGTTTTTAAGTAGGAACACGTTACCCTCAGAAGGAACATTATAGTAAGAGGTTCCAAATTCAGCAGTATCACTACTAAAGCATGAATAGCCTGTAACATTAAATGTAGTATCACTCTGTCTGTCAAAGAAAAGCTCTATATATAAATAAGCATCACTTCTAAGAGTTCCATCATAAACAGCTACAGGAGAAGAATTAGTCATAGCTACAGTAGTGTTTATGTAAACACCTAACTCTCCACTTCCTACTTGTCCTACTTCAGCTAATTTAAACATAGCTCTAATCTTAAGTCTATCTTCATTTTTAGTTATTTCTGAAGTATTAGATACAAGTACTCCTGGAGTATAAGTTCTTCTAGTACCTTCTACAGGTCCTATGCTGAAAGAAGTTACAGTATCAATTACATTACCTGCATCAGCACCATCAGAACCATCAGCACCTGCTGGGCCTGTAGGCCCTTGGGGTCCTGTAGGTCCTGCAATAGAAGGGACTACTATAGTAGAACAATCGTTGCAGTTACAGTTAGATATATTGGAGCAATTACACATAGTTATATTCTATATCGTTAGCAGCAGCATTTTTGGATGCTACATATTTTATTAACTTGGTTAAGTAAGTCAGTAGCTTGAGCTTCTTTGCCACAAGCAAATGCTGACTTAGCAGCATAAAGAAGGGCTTCAGCTTGCTTATAATAATCCCAATAAGTAAGCCAATTACAGCCACACATTTCTTCTTTAAACTTGGTTTTCATTTTTTCTACACAGCAATCTGCTTTACATGTAGAAAACATTTTTACAGTTACTTCATGCTCTAAAGGTACAGATACATCTTCTACAAAATACTTAATACTATAAATACCATCGTTGAAAGTTATATCATCTATGGTATCTATAATAAAAGAACCATTAACTATAGAAGCTCCTTGTACTGCTGCTGTAACATCATAGTTTACAGCAGTACCTGAAGGAGGAGTAATAGTTAATGTAGCTGTATCTACATTAGCAAGAACCATATTAGGGCTTCCCCATCCAGTAGGATTGGTAGATACATTATAAGCTCCTGTGATGTCAGATACTTCTAACTTAGTACACTTTTCTTTAAAGCAAGCAGATATTTTTAACTCTAAGGCCATACATAATCATATTACGAATTATCAATAAAATAGTTCCAATAACTACTAAAAAAGGGCAGCCCATTACAGGCTACCCTTTCCAGTAGCATTGCTATGATTACAGATTACCTGCCTGAGCTGTAAGATTAGTAAAGTTACTAATGTAAGTGTCTAGTACATCTACTGTACTAGTGGCAGCACCTACATAAGAAGTATCAAATGTATTTGCAACATTGCCATCCAAAGCACAAGCTACACAAAGCTGCGCTCTAAAGTCAGTGTTAGTCAAAGCACGATTAGGCTTACTAAGTACCAATTCTAAAGTAGAGTGGTTTTGAGTAGTTACCAAATCAGTTTGAACAGTAGTAGGAGGGAACTCAGTGTAAGTGAAGATTTGTCCTTGGTTTCTCCAAGAAGAAGCTTCAAGAGTTCTCATTTGCTCATAAGTACCATGTCCAATGAAAGCATCAACAGCAGTAGTCAATGGAGTACTTCCTGCATTTTTAATACCCAATTGGAAAGTTACCAAGCTATAAGGACGAGAATCCAAAATAAAAGGTTGGTTAAGACCTGTTACACGAATACCTAAGTCATTACCAGTTTGAAGAGTACCTTGAACAACTCTGTGAATAGCTACACCAACAGCAGTATCTCCTTGGAAAGCTGTATCTAAGGTAAGGTCATTACCAGTAATAGCTGTAATTTGATAAATTTCATCAGTTACAGTAGATTGAGAACCTACTCTAATATAATCACCTACAGCAGCAGCAGCAGCAATGTTAGGAGCATTGAGGATAGCATTACTTCCATTGGTTACAGTTACGTTATCTGTAGTAGCCACACCAGGAGTAGAAGTTACTCTTTCAATTAAAACAGGTCTGCGAGTCCAGTAAGAGATTTGTCTTACAGCTTGTCTGTAAAGGCCATTAGCTACTTCTTCTTGAGTGGCAGAACCATCAGAAAGATAATCAAACAGCACAGGAGCCATAAGAGCAGAAGCTTCTTGAGAAGCCAACTCATAAAAAGAAATTACTCCAGTGTAATAGTTGTCATTGATAGCATCAATAGCACCTACACCAGTAGCAGCATTATATCCATAGTAAGATACTTGCTGTACTTTAGCTTGGTACTCTCTGCCTACATATCTAAGGATGTCGTCAGAGGTAAACACTTGGGATTGCCATAGTTCTTCATTAGCACCACGCCCCATTACAAGTTTAATGGAATCAGCAGTAAGAACGGTAGCTGTATCTAGAATTCTGTTACTAGCGTCAGTAACAACAATTTCACCTTGAGCAAGAATACCAGGACTTACTACAGTACCTGCGGTAGCTCCAGCACTCCTAGCAACATCTGCTCCAGCGAAAAACTTAAAATTATCTAGAATTTGCGGTTGAGAAATCATGTTTTTAAAGATTTAAGGTTATAATAATTATCCGATTTTTACGATGTTAAACAGTACAGTTACTTGAAGAGTACCATCAAAAGAAGCAATAGTAGCTCCAGGAGCAGAAATATCAATTCCTTTTCCAGCATATACTTCAGCAGAAGCACTTAGTTGTACACCATTAGATGCAGTATAAGTAGCAGCAGTAGCTCCAGTAGCAAGTACAAGATTAGAATTAGTATCAGCACCTACAGCATCCAAAGCAATAAGAGGAGTAGTATCACCTGTATACACCAAGGCAATAGGGTCATTAGCACATGAACCTACAGCAGTACCAGAGGTTTTAGCTACAATTAGGTTTTGTGGAATCAAAGCATATCCAGATTGAGGTGCTGGAACTACATTGATGGGGGTACTGCCAAGTGCATTTACTTGAGCAGCAGTTAGAGTTACAGTTCTTGCAAAAGTTTTCATTGCGTTTTATTTATTTATTTGATTTGTGGGTATATACGTTTGTTTTTTAAAAAAGTTATTCTACCTTATCAGAACTTAGTTGTAAATCTTGAGAAGGCTGAGATAAAGCTTCTTTAAGCATCTTAACTGCTACAGTTACAATAGGTCTATGAGTAGATTCATCTAATTCACAGTTTTGCATGTTGACAGGAGTTACAAAATTATTTAAATCTACTTTTATAGGCTTAGGTACTCTAAGGTATCTAAGGTTATATTGAGTAACATTAAAAGTACCATCTGTAATAAGTTCATGTCTTTTTCCTGTTCTATTAGTTATAAACTCATACCCATTGGAAGCTGTAGTAGTTTGAGAATTATATCCAGTATTAGCTCTAGTGTAAGACACTCTCCATACTATACCTTCTGAGCCATTAAAGTAAGGCTTTTTAAAAGGATTGGTTTTGCTTCTATTGAAGTCATTATGAGAAATTACAAATACTGGTAAATCTGCATCTTGATTAGTAACACAATCTTTAAGATTAATAATACATCTTTCCCAGACTGTATACATAAAATCTAAAGGTAACTCAGCAAAAGCACCATTAGGCAAATTTTCAGTATTTGTAGTAAAAGCAGAAATAGATGCAGAGGCTAACAAAGGCGACAGCCCCTGCATTCTAATTTCTGTTTCTTCTAAACCCTCCTTTTTGAGATTCAATATTGAAGATATTCTAGTATGAACAAAATGATTCTGGGCATTAGTTAATATAATATTAGCTTGTCCTTCCTGAATACCAGGAGCACCAGCAGAGTTAAGTTTTTCATACTCAACTAAAACTAATTGCCACATTTCATTTGCTGTCATTACAATACAGAGTTAGCTACTTGATATTCTAGTTTTTTGCGGAACTCTACTTTTTCAGCATTGTTAATCAAGGAAATAACATCACCTAATCCACCTAGAGGCTCATCTCCCATTGAGGAGTATTTGTTACCTACTTTTTTAAGTGCTCCAGCTCTCACAGCTTTAAAGATGAGAATCTTATCTTCTCTATTTTCATCTTTAATGTTTTCTAAGAAAAGCTTGGGATTAGTTTCTGCTACTTCATACACTAGATTAAACAGTACTTCAGTAGAGGCAGTTTTGGAAAGAACATTGTTTGGGTCTTTAACAATAAGGAACTCCATTAGAGCATCTCTATTGTCTTTCATTTTATTAAACTCTTCAATAGCCTTAAGACGAAGGTTAATTTCTTCTTTCTTACGGTCTACAGATACTTTTTCATCAACTAAAGCAAACCAGTAGCTAGGTTTAGAATTTCTCTCTTCCCAAGAAGGAGCAATATACCTGTCATTGGTTTTAAGGACTCTCCATTCAATATTTTGCCAAACATTTGACAAATCTAAGGTAGTACCCTCTTTAGATAGTTTAACTGAAAAAGGCTTTTTTCCTTTGTTATTAGGCCCTTCTGAAACCCAACCAGACCAAAAGTTTTTAGTCTCCTTAGTAAAAGACAAGTCATAACCTGTAATTCTATTAAAGAACTCTAACTCAGTCATAGGTTCATCAGGGAATTGGGGAGTAATTACTTTTTGTATGTTATCAAAAATAGGTAAAAACTCTCCAGTAGTTTTGTCTCTTTTTAATTCTAGAGACCTAGACATTCCTTCGATAATAAAACCTTCAGGAAGCTGTTCCACTTGTTGATTAACAAATGTTCTTGTTTCTACAGGTACTACACGTACAGTACGCTGTCTTAGAAAATCCTTATTTGGATATTCACTCTTTTTTTCTGTAGTTCTGGGCATAGCAATTTATTTAAGTTAAATATGCTTGCAAAAGTGGGGATTTCTCCCCACTTAAGCAAACAAACAACAGATTAGATGTTATAAGGCATCCACACAAGTTTAGTTGGGTCTTCAACAACACAACCAGTCCATTCCATACCATGTACTTCATAAGCATCTACAGGGCTAGTAGTCATAGCAGAACCTGCATTTACTTTGCTAGTATATGGAGAGAAGGGGTCACGCATACCAGGAATATATTTAAATACTCCATTTTCAAGACCTTTAACAGTAAGACGATGAATACCAGGGTCACCCAAGAACTCACCATTAGCCATTTTATGTCCACCACGGATTAACATGTGACGAGAAGCATTAAGACCATATCCAGATGGATGTTTTTCTTTGTAACGCTCTACATCATCAAAGAAAGGTCTGTGCTTAACCATAATGTTAACACCATTGTAAGACTTAAACTGGGTGTAAACACCTTGATAAGTCAAACCTTGGCTTCCCATGTCTCCATTTTTCTGTACTCTTTCAGTAACAAAGTTAGGAGTATATTGAGTGGAACGGTTTTCAATCCATTCAGAAATGTCTCTCTTACCATAAGCACCAGTCTCAATAACTACATAGTACTCATCTTGCATTTTGTAAGCCAAGCCCATTTCAATGGTCATGTCTACAATTTTATCAAGGTTAAGAGTAGAATAAGGGTGGATATTGGTGTTAGCAATTTGCTTAAACATACCAGCAAAAGTCTGGATAGTACAGCCATTACGGTCATCAATACCATAGTAAATCTCATTCTGAGTGTAGTTCTTATGAGAGAACAAGAAAGCTCTAGCTTGTTGCTTCTTAAATTGGTAAAGAGCTACCATATCATAGAAGTTAACAAAAGCACCAGTGTAAGGCTTAGGATTCTTAGGGTCAGTGGGGTCAGGGAATCCAAAAGCAAGAGGTACGTTTTTACCTTCAGCAATCATGTTACCATCTACTTTGTACATCATACGTTGTAGGGCAGCACGAGCTTTAAGTTCCATAAAGGTAGTAAAGTGGGCTTGAGTACCACTCATAGAACGCTCACCAGATTGGAAGTTAGTTTCCTTAGACCAACGAGTACCAATGCTCAATTCACTAGAAGGAACAGAACGATTAGAAGGGTCGTCAGTAATAAGCACTACTTCATACTTCCAACGATTAGGAGCTTCTTCTTCTACACTCTTAATTTGAATGTAGTAATCATCAGGATTGTGTCCTACAATTACATCATTAATATCGAAGAAACGCTCTCCAAAAATCATAAACCAACGAGCTTGGTTAATACCTACAGAAGCAGGTTTAGAACCAGTGGTGTCATACCAGTCAAGAAGCTGGACAGTTTTATTGTTGTTACCAGCTACTCTCCAATGATAAAACTTATTTTCAGTGTCGAGAACCTTAGTAGGAAACTCGTTCATAAAGTTTACATAATCATCAGAAGGTAGAGTTTGGAAAATTCTACGATACATATCAGAAGCCAATTGAGGCTCAATCATGCCTAGCTCTCCCAAGTGGGGAACTTTAAGAGGTCCATTAAATGTTTTAGGACCATACCTTGCGACTAGCGGAAATAATTCAGTCATTGTTTTAGTGTTTAATTATTGGTTTTAATCTTGAGAACTTGCGTATTTTTTAGAAAGGGTTGCCCATTTTTTAAGGTGGTCTTCTTTTTCTTCATCAAACTCAATTGAATCTGAAGAACTATAACCACTTGTTTTTCTCCTAATGTTATCATTTTGAACTGCTTTTTCCAGTTGCTTAATTGCTTCATTTTTTCCTAAACTGGAAATAGCTGAAAAATCAGGAACAAAATCTTTTTTACGGGCATCATATTTGAAAAGACCCATAGTATGATACAACCTAAGTAAGGCATCAAACTTGTTAGGGTCTACTTCTCTGGTAGCTAGAATAGGATTAACTTTTTTGCCATCTTGAGTTTGTACTAAAGAATACTCCTTCATCCAGTTATCTTTCATTTTTTTAGTGAGCTTAATTCCTCCAATTTCTTCAGTAGAATTAAGGTACTCTTGCAACTCTTCAGCTTGCCTAGCATAAAACTCTCTAGTTTGCTGCTCTTGGTGAGCAAGCTTTTGTTTTTCGTAGTCTTCTGCCTTTTGCAAGAGTTCATTAAACTCAGGAATAATTTCTAAAGCATCATCTACTAAGCTTCCTACCTCTTCTTTTTTATCTACTTCTTTCTTAATTCTTTCTTCAGAAAAAGCAGTAGTATGTCTTAGGTATTCAGCATACAGATTTTTAGCTTTGTTAGGGTCTTCAATAAGAGCATCCTCTGTAATATTTTCAGAGAGCTTATAGCCTTTTATAATAGAAGAAGCTGCTTCTTCAGACAAGCCACTTTCCATTAAGTCTACAAACTTCTGTTGTAGAGGAGTTAGGTTATTTTGAATATAATCTTCAGCTAACTGCTCTGCATTTTTGGTAGCGTAAGTATCAAGGTACTCTAGGAAAGCTTCTGGAGTATCTTCAAACTCCTCTTCATTAAAGTCTTCAAAACCTCCTGTTTTTTCTTGCATAGCTTTAATAATAGCTGCATACTTTTTAGCAGAAGATTTGGGAGAACTATCAGAGGTTTCTTTAGGTTTGTCTGTTGATGATTCTGTAGATGCAGTTGAAGAACTATTCTCATCTGTAGAATTATCTAAATCAGTAATAGGTACTAAACCACTTTTATCTCCTTCAGTGTCGTTAGAAGAAGTATCAGCAGTTTTATTATTATCATCAGCGTTATTATCAGTATTAGTAGGTTCAGTACTACTACTGTTTTCAGCTTCCGATAAGCTCATTAGAGGTTGTTCCTCTACTTGCAAAGAATTTAAAAAATCTAGTGCCATAATCTAAGTTGTTGTTTTATACTACGAAATTATATAAAAGTTACATTTTTAAGTGCTACTTGTTTCTATTGTGTGGAAAGTATATAGCAATTATATATAACTTATATACGGTTATGATAGGTTTTTAAGTTTATATAGTGTAGACTGGATTAAAGTTTTTACCTCATCTACTTGATTTAGTAGGGCTGAATCTGTAAAAATCTTTTTATTCTCATCTATATATTTGAGAAGTTCTTGTAAGTGGCTTACAGCATTTTGATTAGAAGATGCAGGAATTTCAAGTTTAATAAGTCCATGTAAACCTTGGTAAGCTTCTACAAATGAATCTATAAAATCTAAGAGAGAATCATAGTAGGAGTTTAAAGCTTTGTGTTCTGCATAGCTAGTTGTAGCTAAGTGAGCTAAGTGAGTAATATCTCTAGATTGAAATAACTTAGCTATAAACTTCTCAGGAGAAGCTTTTGAAAACTTTACATTTTGTAACTCTTTTATAATATCTTCCATTGTAATTATTTTTTAATTGATTTCTTTTCTCCAGCTACAGGATTTTTAAGTTTTATTTTTTCTACTTCTTTTGCAGTATCAGATTTTAGTTTCTCAATGCGTTCTTGAGTTCTTAGTTTTTCCTTTTCTACATTTATTTTTTCTCTTTCTATAGCTGCTTTAGTAGAAAGTTCTAGTTTCTTATCTGCTTCTTTAGCAGATATTTCTCTATCTTTTTGGTAAAGCTTTTCTAGTTCTATAGGGTCAGGAATACCATCATTATCTAAATCCATGTTTTCCTTTCTACTATATGTTTGTATGGTAGCTATTTGAAGTCTTGTAGCATTTTCAGAATCTATCTTATACTTTTCAAGTTCTAGTTTCTGTCTCTCTATATTAAGTTTTTCCATCTGTAGCTGAGTCTCAGCTTGGACTTCTTCTTTCTTAGCTGCTAAAACTCTTTCCTCACTTTGTTGCTGCATTTGCAGCATTTCTTCTCTTCTACGTTTTAGAGTTCTAGCAGCATCTTGAACGCTTTCTGTTTTGACTAAGTTAATCAAGTCTGCTGCATCAGCAGTACCAGCAGCAATAGCTTGTTGGAAATTAGACTCTAGCATCTGTAGCAATCTTGCATCTTCAGAAGACCTAGATACTTGCAAGTCAAAGTCAGCTAATAGTATTGCTGAAATTTCTTCATCTGTAATAACTTCTTTAGAAAAGTCATCCATTAAGTAAGCTAATCTCTTAGGGTTCTTTTTTAGAATGCTAATACCTATATCTAGTATTCTTCTAAGACATCTCTCTTTGAAAAACTCGTTTTTAGCAAACCACCTTTCTGTAGTTAAGGCAGATTGGCTTACAGACCTTTCTACATTTCCTACTAATTCTGTAGAACTAATGGCTCCCTGTCTTTGCTGAGTTACTCCAGATACTATGTCCATAGTTTGAACAATATTATTCAGTACATTATTAAGCACTTGTATAGGGCCACTTTGATTAGCAGACAGTCTATTAGGAGTAATAGTATTAAATGTGCCAGCAGACTGCATACCTTTAGGAGTCATTACATCTGCTGTAGGGTCCATAGGCATAAATGCAGTAGAGGTTACATAGTTCAAAAACTCATGTAAAGTCATATTATCTGGTATCATACTAGTTGGAAACTGTACAATATCAGGTAACATTAGATTGACTAGTATCTGTCTTTTATAGTCAAATATGTTGTATAAGTAATCATAAGGTTTTATAATATCCATCAAAGACTGGGCTCTAGAGGAATTTGTATTATAAAACTGAATTACTACAGGAGGTGGCTGTCTTGAAATATTATCTAAAGAATTAGATAAATAAGGTATAGGTTGAGCTTTTAAATATATGTTAGCTCCAATCTTATAACCTCTCCACCATTCATTAATCCATTCTATTTTATGAACTTCTTCTCCTATTGATGCATCAGGCTTATACTTTTGGTGTTCATACCTTAAGTTTTCTACTCCATTTTCATCAAGACTCTTAATAACCAGTACTTTCCTTTTAGACCTCCAGATACAATGCATCAGTCTAATGTTACCTCTTGCATCAAAGTAACTTGAAAACATAGGTAGGTCTAAATCCCCTAGAGGCATTACTTCTTGAACTCTAGCAGTAGCAGAATCTGTAGGAATAGCTAATTCTCCTACATGACCATACATAGGATAAGTAAAATAAGGCTGAGGCCCTGAGTTATAACCTCTATAATCTTCTAACTCTTTAATCTGTGCAGGAGTTAGCTCATCATGGAATAAATCTACTAAAGAAGATATAGTGTGATAGGTTACTTCTACTAAAGCCTCAAGACCACTTTCATCAGTGGCATGCCCATTCATAATAGTAAATATTCTAGTAGGGTCACCTTTTCTTATAGAAATTTCTCCTCCTAGCTCTTCTATAAAGCAGTACTGCTCTGCTGCAATTAAAGCATCTTCAAAAGCTGCATCAAATACTCTGTCTTTGATATTGTAGTACTTATAAAGGTACTTAAGCAATTTATTAGCTCCTCTTTCTGCAATATCAAAGAAGGAAGAATTTGTGTACTCTTCTAATTCCTTTAATCTTCGTTCTGCTTTTTGAGGGTCATAATTAGGATTTTGAATCTGTTCTATAAAAAAGTTAATGTATTCTTTAGTCTTAAGCTCTTCTACTTCTCTAATACCTTCTTGGTCTACAGAACTTCTAATAACTCTAAAGTCAAATTTTCTTTTTATATGCTCACCTACCAATAGGTCAATCTTAGAATTACCAATACCTTTATGTTCCATTCTAGCTGGAAAAGTTCCTAACCCTAATCCATAAGGGTCAACAACCTTTTCAACATCATTCATATTTAGAATGCCTCTTTTAAGGTTATAGTTAGTAACCTTATTGTAGTAAGAGTTTTTAATTTGCCTGTTTTCAAAAAGGACTAATCCTTCAAAAGCATCTATATTATCTTTCTGCCATTTAGTTTTAGCCTTCTCTGAATCAGATACCATCTGACTAGGAGCTACAAATACCCTATTATACATATTATTCTATTTCAGTTTGAGGAGTGAAATGCTTCATCCAAATATCTTGATTATCTCTTTTTTGTTTAAACTTATCAAAATAAGAACCAGTTTTCTTTTTTAGCGGAGATTCATGGATAGATAAACGATTAAACTCTTGCAAAGTTACATCATACCAAGCTATCATTAACATAGCAGATACTCTATCAAAGTTAGCCCTAGGATTAGGATTCCATGCTATTAGCTCTTTTAATAAACCTACTGACCTAATAGTACTTAACATCAATTCTTCAGATTCTTCAGATATAGTTTCTGTTAACCATGCTTTTAAATACTCTAATCCCCTTTCTTTAACAGCTTTAGACATAATAATACCTTTAGAACTATTTGTATTAGGTCTCCAAGTATTTCTATCTCTTAAGTTATAAGGAGTGTCAGCTAACAAATGTAAAGCTTTTTTCTTTTCAAAATGAGAGTATAAACCTGTAATGTTAGCTTCATACATAGCTGTAGCTTCATAGTAAATTATAAGCTTTCTACATATTTCGTAAAATCTTTCTGTGCTTTCAGGTCTTCCTGAGTATTCAGCTACAATCCTTCTGGTTAATCTGTCAAATACAAATATTGAACCTATAGATTCAGAAGCAGCAGAATCATACCTGTAAGGGTCAATACCTGCAATATATCTACCTACATTAATTTCTCCAGCATCTCCCAGTCTAGGAGTTTCATATATCTCTATTAAACCTTCTTCTGCTTTTTGTACAGGGTAATCTCTATAAGGAGAACCACTTTGAACATCTACCCACTTTAGAGAACCTTCTTCAAAATTAAGATGCCCTACACTATGCTTGTCTAACTCTATAGAGTCATCCATTTTAGAGAGTACAAGTTTTAACTCAGTAATAGGAAAAAAGAAAGAGTGGCTTTGTAAGAAAGCTTCTTTAGGAGATAAAGGATACTGAGTAACAGAGTCAATTTTAGCTTGCTGGTCTGCTCCTTGTTCTGCTCTTTTTCTTAAATCAAAAATAGACTGTCTGGCTATATCTTCTAAGGAATTACCAAAGTCATCTATCATTGTTTTTCCTTTCCATTCAGGATGCTCTTTGTTAATATCTTTATAAGTACCAAAACGCATCCTAGTAGCTGGAATAAAGAATCCACATTGAGTTCCCTTAGAATCTTCATCCCATATATTATCAAATGCTAAAAAGTTGTACTTATCAGGATTAAAAAACATCTCTGCAAACTCCTGAGTACCACCTTCCATATCACCTCCAGTACCTTGGATAATAGGCACACCAATTAAATCATCTCCATCTTTCCAACAAGGTTCTGATATATTATATGACTGTAATAAACCTGGCCATTTACCTGCCTCTTCAAATAGAAACAAGTTACTAGATTTACCAATAGCTGCAAATGGGTTATCTTTAAAAGTAAAAGAATGTATCTCAGACATATATCCTGCCCAAGCTACTACACCATCTACTGTTTTCTTGTATCTAGCTTTTACAAAATCCTTGGTATTAGGATTTCTTTCCTTGCCCCACTCTGTATGTAAGTCTAAAAAGTTGAGGTCATCTAAAGACATCCTCATTGTATTCTCAGACAACTGCGATTGGTAAGCACCTATAATACATTTAGCATTTCTATAAAAGCTAAATTCATGTGCAATAATAGCAGCAGATTTATATGAAAAACCAATACGTCTAGGCTTAACTAAAGCAATACCTTTCTGTTCTTTTCTAGCCTTTTCTACAAAAGTAAAATACTCTAAATCTACATCAGTAAATAAAGGAAACCCACTACTTTTTCTTCCAGTATTAGGATTTTTTAGCTCAATTTGAGTGTAGTTAAGATAAAAGTAATAAGACCCTGGTATGTACAGGTTACCATGTGTAAAGCCCTCTTTACATCTTCTAGTTTCTTCTTCCCAAAACTCATCAAACTGATATGTACCATAAGGGTACTTGGTATAAGTACCATGCTCTGTAAAGTAATGGGCAGCTTCTTGAAAATATTTAGGTGCTACACTAATCTTCATACTTCCTAGTCCTTTTCTCTCCAGACCTTCTACTTGAACTAGAAGCTTTTTCCTTATTTACAGCATCTTCTAAAGTAGAAAGCTGAGATACTAATTTAGAAGTGCTTTCTATAGTTTTTAAAATAGGAGGTAGAGATTTATTATCAATCTCTGTATCTGTTAAATACCTAGCTACATCATCTATCTTACTCTTTACACTAGCTAAAAGCCTTTGTGTAGGGGTTTCAGACATTTCTAAAAATTTTTGAACAGCAGCTTTTAGTTGCTCATTGTTTTTCACTTCCCCTTTAAGCATGTCTTTAGAAACAAGTTCAATCCTTTTATGCTCAGGAAAGTTACTATAGGGACTTGCTGAATCATAAATAAAATAGATGTAAGCAAATTGCTTAAAAGCTAATTCCTTAGTTTTAGAAGTATCTTTAGCCCATAGAGCTTCAAACTCTGGGATTAGAAGAATAGCTTCATCAAAAACTACTTTGTTGTTATTTAGATTGAATATCTTCATTTTTCTTCATTTTATTGCTCCTTAATTTTTCAATCATTCTTTTATGAGGATAAAAAGTTCCTAAGTCTTTTATATATACAGACTTATAAGAATCTAAATCTTCTATATTTCCCTCTTCTATAACTTCAGATATGAATCTAGGCACACTTTTAAATATATCTTCAGCCTGGCCTAAAGTAAGACCAAGCTCTTTAGCTTTTTCTTGTAGTATACGTTTAAGAATTACATCCATGATTCTAAAGGAGGTTCTTCATTAAAATACTTATCAAAATCACTTCTAGGGTCAAAAGGTTGAGGGTCTACTTCATCTAAATCATCTACAGGAAGGTTATCCTCTACAACAGAGGAAGTAGAATCTGAACTATCTTCCACTTCAATAGGTTGTACAGGTTCATTAACTTCAGCAGTCGGTTCATCATTTGCAGGCTTAGTATCCTCTTGAGGTGTTTCAGCTTGTAAGCTAGAATTAAATTGTACTTGTAATGATTGCTCTGGGTAAATGATAAACCTTTCATTTATAGAATTATTTTCAATTACATTTTTCTTACGAAGCTTATTTAAATAGGTTTCCAATTTGTGTGTAGAAACATCAAACTCCTTCTTAATCTTTGACTTAATTGTAGTAGAAAATAATAAATCCATCCTTACATCAGCTTCTTTAATAGTCTTGTATTTATCATTGTAATAAATCAAGTAAGACAATATCTCTAATTCAGCTTGAGTAAGTTGACTCTTACCTAAAGTCCAGTTAATAGAAGCAAGCCATACTTGAAAAAGTTGGATTCTCTCTTGAACAGGTATATTAAAATTCTTAACCATAGTTATTTTGTTTTTTCTATCCCAAAGGTAGCGTTCTTAAATATACGAATTTGATTTGACAAATAATGCCTTATTTCTCCTCCATTGCATAACGCTACACACCATACATCATTTTCAAATGTACCTCCATCTCTCACATATATAGCATAGCCTTCCAATCCATCAATAGTAACTACTGGAATAGGTTGTTTAAATTCTAGCATAGTACTTATTCCAAATGAACATTATACCCATCTAATGTGCCTAAAAACTCCTCTTTTATTCTTTCATAGATAGCTAACTCATCTTCAGGTAAATCTTCATATTTTATCTTCTTACGAAGATGTTGATTAAAATCCCATAGAGCAGCATAGGCATTGCCAGCATTTACAGCTTGCTTAAACTCTACCTCTTCTCTAGGTAGTTCAAATTTTAGTATACCTTCCATAACATTATCTGTTTTGTTTCATTTCTTTACGCTTCTCTTCTAACTTTAAGCATTCAGAAGTTTCAATCCATGTGCAGCCTTTTAAACATGGAGCGCCATTAGCAGCACATAGTAGAGTAGCATCATACTTCTCATCTAAACCTTCAGGTTTAGGAGACTCTCCATTCATATTAGTGAAGTTTTTTCCCATTGTATTTAGTTTTATTGTATCCTGCTTCTAGTGCAGAGTCTAAAGTTTGTTTGTGGTTAAAATCAGTTACCTTAGATAACCTTAAAACTCTAAGTTCCTTTTTAAGGAACTCTAAAGTTTTTTCTAGAGCTTCTATACGCTCTTCTAATTCCTTCTCTTTATTTTCCATAAAATCCTTTTATTACTGGTGTAGCTTGTTTCTTTAATCTAGAAAGTTCTTCAAAACTATGATTTACTATCAAGTTTCCTAAAGTAGAATGGTTTATAATACACCTATTCTTGTATATCCTACCTTTATCATTATAGGCTTCCTTAAAAGCTATTATATCTGTAGGAAGTACATCCATCTTAGTAACAAAACCTATCCTTATAGGTTTACTTTTAACGTCAATAGGTACACCATCCTCATTATAAACAGGTTCTTCCTGATAAAGAAACTCTAAACATTTAAGAATCATAAAATCCAAAATTAAGAGTTACAATGTGCACCTTATGGGTATTTGAATACTGTAAAGCAACTTCAAACCACATGTGGCTATATGTCAAACTACTTTTCTCAATAGCTTTAAATAGAGCCTGATAATAGTTTAAAGCTTTATTTAACTCTACAAATTCAAATACCCTTGGTTGCATCTATCTTGGGATATACATTTATCTCTAAAAACCATCCAGCTTTAGTAGAAAAAATAAATTCAGTATAGTAATACTGCTCTTTTTTACTGTCTAAAACAAAATTAATCTTGTTCTTAACAGTTAAGAGACGTTCTAAGTCATCTCCAAAGAATAAAGTATTAAGCTGATTTATTCTGTTCACTATTAACTAGAATTTCTCTGAGAAGACTCCAAGCATGCTGCTCATTAGAAGCTTCTACAGTGTGGTCTTGTTCTCTAGGGTCTTTTGGGTTTCCTACAAGTCCTTCATATTTAAACTCATATTTACCTTGAGCTTCTTTAGTAGGCTCTTCTACAGTATCTAGTTTATGCTTCCTAGTAATAGGATGGAAAATATAAAGGGCTTTTTCCTCAATATTAATAATAGCTTCATCATGTACTAAATAGTAATTCTGAATCTCATCTAGAATGTCCTCTTCATAAATCTCTCCCATAGATTCCTTAAACTGTTCAATAATAACATTATTCACAAATCTAAGATTAGCCAATTCATTGTAAACTTCCATTAGTCGTCTACTCATACCTTCAGCTAAAGAATCAATTTTGTGGTGTAAAGCTTGTGCTTTTGTCTGTTCCATATTAAAAATTTAATTAATGTTTAAGCAAATCTATAAATAAATTCTGGTATATAGAATAAAAGAAGATGAGATTATAGCATATAGGTAAATAAGTTCTTAAAAAATGTTAAAAATGAAACAAATGTCATTTGTGGAACGTATTAAAGCCATGCTTGCAGCTATTTTAGTTTAATACTACGCTCCATTGCATTACCTCGTTACACTTAGGGGAAGGTGTATTATTAAAGAGGAAACCCCTTTCTTGAGTTTATTGTAGTTACCCCCCCCTATATTTAAGTTTGTAAAAATACCCCCCCCCTACCCCTGGGGGTTTTTAGTACCCCCCCGTACTATAAAATTTTTTGGTGTATGTAAGTGGGTTCCTATCATAAAACATCCCCCCTACCTAGTGTTGTACTAAAACTAATAAGTTATGA